ACATGTAGGAAGGGGCGCATGGTGCTGAGAGCATTTCGAGGAGTGGGTGCTATGTCAATGCGCCGGCTGTGGCTGTTGGCTCATTTTTTGCTCCAGATACGTTCCGTGTTTGCAATTTCTAGGGGAGCTTTTATCTCCAGAGTTCATGGCTAATTCTACAACTTCACTGATTGAGTCCTTTAAGCAGGATATTAAATTAACCATGCTATAAGAAATTGTCCGCAAGCAACGCTAGCCAGAGTTGGGCCTGTAGATCCTTATTTGTCGAATAATTGGATCTCTGGTCTTCTCGTGCGGTAGGTGATGCCTTCTTGTATGATGCTGTAGCCTTCTACGAATCCGTTATCAAAGGCCCTGCAGAAGCACAACCATTCCGCTTCATCGTTGATGGGGAATTTGCGCTCAATTTGATTACGATCCTTAAGTAGCCGATTGAGTGTTGAAAACGGGAGCATCCCGTATATTTCAGGGTCGAATTTGAGCCCATAGTTGTAGCCTAGTTCTCTGGCCCCTGCGTCGTCATAATATTCGTCATAGCGTTCGGCGTAGCCTTTGAGGAACTCTCTTGCGAGTGATTCAAACTCTTCGCTCTCTATTTGAGAGAAGGCTGCTCTTTGCCTTAATTCTTGTCTGGATAACTTGATTGCCCACTCAGTTTCGAAATCAGGCATCGATTCCGAGCGAGTATTTAATGCGACTATTTGGCCCGTAAGGTAGGCGAACTCGGAAAGGCTATATAATTCATGAGCAAATCTGGCGGTGCTCCTTTCTACCGGCGATGTTTGATGTTCTTGAGAATCTGGCAAAAGGACCCACCCAAAGATTAAGCAAATAAATAAGCCGAGATTCAGTAAGAAGGCGCGCTTGGTTTCGAGTAGTGAGCTGCGCGCCTGCTCTTGAGGCCTGGCAGTCTGTTTCATTGTGGATTCATTGTCTTTAGAATTCGTAATAAGAGTTGCTCTTGCTCGGAGGTCGTCGGCTGAATCAGTCTCAGCCACTGCTCTTTCGATGCTTTACTGCTAGATTGGTTCTCTAGGACTCGCAAGATTGCTGTTTGTAAATGCGTGCTCGCACTGTGGTAAATGTTCTCCATCGGGAGGTCTAAGAGGGCGCCTAGTTCAGATAAGGTCTTTAAGGCTGTGATACGTGTCGTTGCTGCCCTGCTTGATTCCATTGCGGTGTTGCGGAGTCGATCTTTAAACTGAGCGTTGCGCTCTGCGGTGCTGGCGTTGTTCTTTATGAGAAAATACTCCGCTTCTAGCGACGTATCGGCCAGGCTGTTGTTTTCATGGTAGAGTGTGTCGATGAGCTCGAAGGTCTCTTCGTTGACCTTGTCATCGCTTTCTATTCGCAGCCAATTTTCGATATATACGCGAAAAGCAGTGTCGCGTAAGGTTAGGGCTTGCTGTGTTTTTTGAGCAATTTTAGCTAGTAGTTTTAGCTCCGAGGCTGTGTCCGCATTTTTTCCATGAGCCTGCATGCTTGCTTGATATAATGGCCATTTGTTTAGATTAGGCACGCTGTCGAAATGTAGTCCGTAGATTAATTCAGAAGTTCTGATATTTAGCTCATCTTGATCTTTGAATTGGCTTAAGTGAAAGGCCGCTTCGCGGAGACTTGTTGCTTTCGTGGCGTGCTGCCAATGCGCTTCGTCTGTCATTATCTCTGTTCCCAGCGAAGTGCTTGCCTTGTTGGTTATACTTGGTTTTGATTTGGGTCCAAAAACAAACCACATTAGTCCAGTTGCAATGCAGGCATTTGTGACGCATAAAATGATGATAAGGTTTCGATGCATGTATAAATGCGTTTACAAGAACGTAATAGTTGCAAGTGTATTTTGCTATTTAATGTGTCGGTATTTGCTATGTTACATTGTGATGGTTGCATGTTTTTCGGTGTGATATTTTTGTGGCTCTTCAGCAAAATCTGTGGGTAAACTTCGGTTCGGGCAAGTCTCCAAGTTGATGTAAAAGAGCGACTTTCATGATCTCGAAGCTGCGGTATCCGTATGCTTTTCTGATACCCATGTTGATCTTCAGGTTCAACCCCTCGACGATGCCGCTTGAGTAGGCTTTCCCGGCTTTGAAGTAGTTCATCAAAAGCTCCTCATGTTTGCGCAGCGTCTTGACGAACTTCTTCATGGGTGGAAGTCGGCTGCGCATGGCCCGGGCACACCACTTTTTCAGATACCATCTCGCCCACCTCGGGGAGTCGTAGTGCCAGAAGCCGTCGAAGGATTCCTTCAGGTAATAGGCGCGCACGCTTTTGAGGTCATACTGGAGTACTTCATCGAGTCGTGCGCTTTGCTTATCGCTAAGATTCTCGGTGCGCTTGAGGAAACAGTAGCGGGAGTTGCCCAGAACGGGTTCATAGCCGCCAGCGTGCAGCTCCTTTGTTTCGTCACGCCTGACTTGGTCGACGGCTTCGCCGAGCTTCTTGGCGATGTGAAAACGGTCGAGGACGTTCAACACGCCGGGCAAGACTTCGGCGATGACTTTGAGGTAAGGCTTCCACATGTCCGAACAGACGACTTTGATCTTCGCGCAACGCTCCGCCCCGAGATCCACGGTAAAAAAGTCCTTCAGTGCCTGGGTCGTGCGCCCCTTGAGTACACCGATCAGCCGCTTTTTGCCCGCGTCGATCTGGTAGACCAGTGTCATGTATTTGTGGCCGCGGCTGTAGGCGACCTCGTCCACGCCGAGTGCTTCGATTCTGTAAAGCGCCAGAAGGTTTAGCGACTAGGGACAAAGGTTTAGTGTTTTTGGGTCTTTCGCAGCAGGCACTGCAAAATGCCTGAAATAGTTTTTAAGGGGTGCTTTAAGTTGAGTGCAACTCGATTTAAACATGCTTTCCTTCCCTGGCAGCCGCAGCCGGGTTTGCCTAGTTGATCCATCCATCTGGCCAATCTGTGGATCTTAGGTGCCTGGTTGTTTAGGAATGTGGCGATCGGTTTGGCTAGGCGCTCGACTTGGTCGCCGCTGGCCTCTCTTTTTTTTTTGGGCTTGCTGGGGAGGGTTTGCTTTTGCGCCTCGTGAGTGAGGTGCGGGAGATTGAGTGCGGTCAATTCGGCTACTCTTGCGTGTAGAATGTCAGCGCGGTCAGCTCGGCGTCCGCCCAGTCATCGTCGTTATAGCTGTCGTAATTGACCTCCACGAATGGGATGCCTCCGAAGGTGGAATAGGTGATGCTGCGAGTGGTGTTCGACCACACACCCAAGGGGAAATAATCCTCGTCGGGAATCCACGAGACGAAGACGTGCTTTTTAACATCAATTTCAGAACTCCCTTGGTTGGCACGTCCGGCGGCCTGGAACGGGCCATTGCATAGCCATGAGCCCCTATCCCCAAAATCATCATGTGCCTCCGCTTGCTGCATGTCTCCTTCCAAGCCGTCATACTGATAAGCGTTGTCGGAGAACTCCCTGAGCACGGATTTAGGAGTTCCGGTATCTTCACTGGCGTTGCCGTTGAAGAATGAGGCGACTCCGTAGCCCACGAAATTACCCTCGTCACTTATGTCTCCGTTATACATGCGGACGATTTCAGGGACTTGCACAATGACTGCTGCGGAATAGATGTATGCGGCTCCGTAAAAGTATGCTTTCGCTTTGCGCCCGTAGCCACGTTGCCAGCGCGGAAATCCTGATCCCGGATCGCGCCGGAATTTGAGTTGATACGGCGTGCCAGCCCCGTCCTTCCTTTGCAGCACGCGCATGCATTCCCGTTCGTTCGGCAGCATCGTGGGCTTGTTGTCTTCGTAATCAGTCGAGCCCGGAGAACCTTCTGGGTCTAGCTCGGGAAAGACAAGGGCGGTGTATTCTTCCAAGCCGATGCGGACTTCTTCCTCATCTATTTCAACGGGGAATTCCCCGAACCCATACTCCGTTGACCGAGCCGTCCCCGTGACGCTGTAGGTCTCATACGTGAGCTTGATCGCGTTGAGCCACGAGAGGTGGATTGCGGATGCGGTCGGGGCGTTGCCCTTCTGGGTGCCGCCGAGGGTGATCCACCAGTCGGCGGTCGTGCTGTTGCCATCGACATCCTCCAGATCGGTGAGGTCGATTTTGCGCGGGCAATAGGGAAACCCGTTGCTCGTCGCGCCTAGTTGGTATGGGCCGGTGGTGGACATTATCCTATGCGTATGAGTTCGGCTTTGGGGCCGGTCGCCGTGCAGACGACGTTTTCGCGGTAGATGCCGGACAGGTCGTTTGTTATTTTTTCCCCTTCTGTGGAGTATATCAAAGGCAGGCGAAAGTAAGTCTGGTCTGTAGATGCCTCAGCATCGCCATCGAAGGGAGTGGTGTTGGATGTGCCCGTGGGAGCGTCCGTGAAAAGATCTTTTAATCGACCGTTCTCGACCTGAAATTGGATAAACCAATTGTCGTCCGTTTCCGGATCGTAGCCCTCCATGATAGAAGACAGATAGATCAGATTGGGGACAGTTTGCCCGGCGAGGTAGATCACCATAACCCCTGAAGATGAGCTTCCGCCTCCGGCGGTGATGGTGGCGGGGCCCTTGGTGGGGAGGACGCTCTGGGAGCTGCTGCCGCCGCGTCGGATCGAGCCGTTGGCGCCCTGGCGGGTGCGGACATTGCGGGTGAGCTGGAAGAGGTCGTCGGCTCCGAGGTGCTTGGCTGGCCCGAAGTCGATTTGGGTGGTGCCGGAGTCAAGGCTATAGCGGACGTTGTAGATCTGGGCGTGCATGCTCTCCCACTCCGACCGGCCGCCGAGGACATTGAGGCGCTTTTTGATATGGTCGGTAGCTCCGACCTCGGCCTCATGTAGGGTAATTGAGCCCTCGTAGTGGAGGCGGGAGAAGCTGGAGAGCACGGCAGAGGCGAGGCCTGTGGGGGGAGACTCGCCCGCGCTGGAGTTGGAGACGTAGGTATAGGTTTTGGAGACGGCGTTGGTGCCGCGCACGGAGAATGTGAGGTCTTCGGTTTTGGTGACGCCGTCCTTGGTGTAGGTGACCTCGCCCTTGATGACCTGGTCGCAGACCTTGCGGGTCATCCAGTCGGCGATACTGCCGGACACGAGCATGGAGTCGAAGCTCGAGCCGTCGTTTTGGCCGCCGTCGTCCTCGTCGTCCACGGGTGTGCGGGTGCCTCCGGACACGGTGACGCTAGTAGCTCCGGCGAGCTGGGGGAGCTGCCTGCGCCACCATGCGCCGGAGGTCTCTTGGATAGTCTCGACTTCGACGGTTTGCTTGGTCAGAGAGACTTGCGAGCCTTCGAGGTTGATATACACCTTGAGCACTTTGAACGGGTCACCCAGGTCCCCTGCCGAGTCGGTCAGGATCTCGGTAAGCTCGCGGCCATCGAAAGTGTCAGTGCGCTCGTATTTGACCTCGACGCCGTCTTTTTGCAGATCATGGCGTGGGTTGATATTGTTGTCCGTGATGACGACGTCTTCGATGTCGTAAGTGAGCGCGGCGAGGCTGGCACGGCGCTTGAAGTGGAGCGTCGGTGTCAGCGTGGCATAATCGAAATAGGCAACGACATCGGGATTCCATCTGAGCACGCGGGTAATGATCTCGGCGCAGCTGACCGTCTTCACCTCCTCGAAGGGGATCGCGGTGGCGACCTCGACAGTGCCGAGCTGGAAGAGTGCGCCCGCTCCGATCTGAGTGAGCGCATAGTTGACGGCGGCAGTGATGACTTGTCCGGAGTGGACACGGTTGCCATTGAGATCGGTGCCGAGGATGATGCGGGCTAGATTGACGGTCTCCTCTTGGATCTGGGTTTCGCCCTTGTATTCACGCGTGTAGTCTTGCTCGTAGATGATGTTTGCAAGCTGCCACCAGGGCCCGGCAATTTTATAGCTGATGCGCTCAGCAGATCCGGAACCTTGGCGGGGGGTGGCGATGCAACGGCCTTTGAACCATTGTGCTGCTTCGCGGTAGATCGTGACGGTGTCGCCATGGGCGAAGACGGGATCGGCGTCGTAGTCGGCGGCTTGGGTGACGGTGAATAGGTCGGGTGCTTGTGTAACGACTTGAAGCTGGGCGCTGTGAAGATTGAGGCTGCCGAATGTGACAGCGGCCTCCGCGTTTTTTTGAATCGTCCAAGAGATAGGCATATCAGTTTCCGAGTTGCTGGATGCGGCTGGCGTTATTGTCGATCTGGGTTTGAAAACGGGCGGCCATGGACTCGACGGCGGCCACGAGGGGACTGAGGTCGAGAGTGACTGCGGCGTTGATCGCCTCGACGATGGGCGCGGTGTCGGCGGTCGTTTGCTGTGGATTGCCTGGCGCGGGTTGCGTGGGCGACGGGGCCGGAGTGGCCTGCGATGATGTTACGGGAGTCTCGTAGGCTTCTGACTCGTCGATCACGTTGCCGTTTTCGAAGTAGCGGGTCTCGCGGTCGCCTGCGATGTTGAAAAACGTGTCGTCGCGGCGGACGCCTTTGCGGAGTTGGCGGGCTTGGTCTTCTGCTTGGCCGAGCTGGGCGGCGAGTCCGAGGGCGCGCTCTGTCTCGGTGTTGCTGTTGCGGAGTTCTTCGCGGCGCTTCTTCTCGGCCTTGGCAGCTTTGTTTTGGAGGGCAACCAGGCGCTCGGCGCGGGCGATGGCCTCGTCTTCGCTGACTCCGGTCTTGGTGAGTTGATTGATTATGACCTGCTCGCGTTTTTGATCTTGGAGCTTTTTGAGGAGTTCGTCGTTGCCGTCTATCTTGGCCTGGAGGATGGCTTCTTCGAGATCTAGGTTTTCGAGGAGAGTATCGCGGGCGGTTTTTTGGGCTTCGAGTTGGGCGGTGGCCATTTCTTCGGCGACTGCTTTTTGCTCGGAGGCGATGCGTTCTTCTTCGGCGAGGGCGGCATTTTCGGCTCTTGTGGCATTTTCGGCTACCAACTGACTGCCGCGCTCATTACCTAGTGAGATGGCTCCGCGCAGGCTTTCGGCCTGCTGCTCCATGAGGGCGAGTTCGGCCTCTAGTTTTTCGCGGATCTGAGTGTTGGCGATGCCGGATTCGAAGAGCTTGAAGCCTTTGGTGTCTTCGATCTGCTTTTTTTGGTCTTTGATCGTGCCGACGAGGGCGTCGAGTTTGACTTGCGTCTGCGTGATGGCGAGGTCGAGGGCGTCTTGACTCTCGGCCCCGAGGATGGAGTCGACGAAGGAGGTGTCGCCGAGGCCGATGGTGTCGCGGAATCGCTCGTTTGCCGACCTGGCGTCATCGGCAGCGCGTTGGATCTCCATGTATGCGACCGAGGCCGCTGTAAGAAAAGTAAGCCAGGGGGACGCGGCCAGCGATGCGGCCTTTAGCGCATTTCGATACTTGAGAACCGAGGCGACCGCCACTAGCACCGGGCCAGAACTAGCGGCGACACCAGATAGCGCAAGGCCGACATTCAGAGCGGCAGGGCTCAATTCCTGCGCCGCAGCGGCAGCATCCTTTAACCCCGACACCAGCGGAGTGATGGCGGGCAGGAGCTGGTTGCCGATGATGGTCATCAGCTCAGTGCTCTCCGACTTTAAAAACTTAAACTGGTTGGCCGCGCTGTCGGCGGTGCGCGCGGCGTCGCCATGGGCGGCGGCGGTGCCCTCTAAGATGAGCTGGTAGCTCACCTGGGCGCGTTCGGCGGCGGTGAGCTCGCGTTTGCCGTCGCCGATCCCCTGCTCGAAGGCTTTGGCTTTGACGGTCGTGGCATTGAGCGCGACGCCGAACTTGAGCAGGGGCTCATACTGACCCACGAGGCCGGAGCGGATGCGTTCCAAAGCCTCGCTTAGCGGGATATTGTTAAAGCTGGCGAGATCGGCAGCGAGCGTGACGATGCTGTCGCTCATCTCGGCCGCTTCGGTCGGCGCGAGGCCGAGGGGCACGAGTAGATCCTGTATGCCTGAGTAGAGGCCTTGTAGCTCGGCCGTGGTGGCGGGGATGGTGTCGCGCAGCTCGGCAATGCGCTCGTTGATGCGGCCGGTCTGGTCGCCGAAGACGGCCTCCAGTTTACTGCCCGCCTCGGCGGCATCGGCGGCAAACTTTACAGAGAGGCCGCCCAGGGCGACCAGCGGCGCGGTGACCTTGAGCGAGAGCTGCTTGCCCGCCTTGTCGGCGCTGGCTGCGAGCTGGTCGAGAGAGCCGGAGACTTTCTCCGAACCGGAGGCATCCCCCTTAGTGAGGATGTTGATTAAAATATCTCTGGCGCTCGACATGATGATGGCGGATGAATGATGGCGAAGGACGGATTATTTATCAGCGAGGCCAAACCAACCGGCGGCGGTGGCGGCGGTGAGCGCGGGCTCGAAGGTGGGGTCGTCTTGCTCGGCGATGTGGTCGACCAGCATGGCGGGATCGGGATAGCGGGCGCGGGTGGCGTCGTCGAGAGCGGACCAGATAAGGAGGACTGTCTGGTGGTAGTCCTGCCCCGGCACGGTGAGCAACGCGTTGAGGTTGCCGCCATGGCGGCCATAGCGGAAGCGGGCGTGCCGGTCGTAAGTCAGGACAGCTGGCTGGCCGTTGAGCTGGATCCGTGCTTCGCCTTTGGCTGCGCAGGACGCGATGTTGGTTTTAGTTGTGTGCATTGCTTCGTGGGTTTGTGTTTTGCTGTATGCTACGATGGCGTTGAGAATTGCAGCGTGGAAAAGGATGCGAGATCCGGGGTGGCTACGTCGTCGGCACTGGAGTCAAGAAGAGTTCCCTCACTGTCTCGTGCTTCCCAGACCGAGCCTGTCCATTCGAGGGTGGAATCTCCGGATACGCCGCGAAGCTTATAGGCGGTCTTACCGTTGGCGGTTCCATCCTCCACCCACAGGCTCGCGTTGCCGTTGTCTAAGTCGCTGTTCTCGATCAGGTAGTTGCCTGTAGAGAAATTGAGGTAGGAAGTGAGATCGATCTCGGTGAGGGTGTATCCTGTGGATATTCCTGCTGCCGTGTCCAGATCAACGATCATCTGATTCATTGTGGAAATCTGGGGCGTCAGGAATGTGCCAGCACCAGCGCCTCCGTAGGTCCACAACGTGATACATACGAGTTCACCATCGACGATCAGGAATGCGGGGTTGCCGCTGTCTCCGACGATCTTGCCCTCATAGAGAACTTGTTCTTCTGCGGTGTCAGGATATATGAACGAGGCTTTGATCGAACTGAAACTTTTGAGGTCCGTAACCAGCGCTTTCTCTTCTTGGTCGAGGCAGAGGGCTGCAATTTGCTTGGGTCCTGTCGGCAGGTAGTCCGCATAGTTCGCAGGTAGAACCTTGCAGGGCGTGATAGACTCAGGTAGGTCTGAGTCGAGCAGATAGATTGTGATGTCAGGAAAATATGAGCTGTAATCTGGATGACGTTTCTTTCCAATAATCGTGCGTGTGACGGTGACGTTGTTGGCTGTGACAAATCGAACCGTCGTGCCGACTGGGTATTCGTAGTGCGCTGCATTTGCAATATGGCGCTTAGTCAGTGCCGTTCCCGCTTTGCGGTTAGAGGCGTTGCTATTCCATGGACTAATGCAGGTCATTGCTTGGCGAAGATCATACGCCCAACAATCAGGGTTGCGGGTATAGTTGCCGCTAGCATGACTCGAAGAATAGTTCGTGAAGATCGGAAGCATGTCGGTTGTCGCATTCCCAATACGGCTGTTTATCGAATGCTCGCAATGGTAAGCCAGGGTTCCCGCCACGAATCCTTTGAACGTTTCTACCGGACTGCCCGCGTTACGAGTAGAACCTTCGACCTGCAATTCCAGTGTCCGAGATTGAGTGGTCAGCGTTACTACTTCGGAGATGCCGTCAGCAACTGTCTCTAATTTGTAGGGCGAAAGTTCGCTGATCCTTACACCGCCGTTATCAGTAATTGATGCTACTGGTTGCTGGTCTGTATCATCGGGGCGCGGATAAATCGTCACGTCGATATCAAAATCTTGCGCGAACACACCCGGCTGCGACACGTCTTCGATCCGGTCATGATTAACCACATCTTCCTCAACGAATGGAGAGGAGATTACGCGCTCACCATTGGCGCGGATTTGCGCGTCGAACCATCCGTCATTACGACCGTAGCCGAAATGCACATACGGTGTATTTGGCTGGTTTGCGACACCACCTGATACACTCTTAGCCATTACCAAATAATGTTGTTAAGTTCGTCCTCTGTGGTTGCTGACTGAACTGAGGCAATCAGACCTTTGAGTTTAGAACGACCTGCTTGCTCATGTTCCAGAAACGCCTGAGCAATGGTTAAGGTCAGCGAAGCGTCCAGTGTGACAAACTCGGAATCGCTTATCTGCCAGTCCACCGTAAAATCTGGGTTTTTATTGGCAGCGAGTGCAGCTTGTGTAATTTTAGGCTGACTATCTTTACGGTCTGAGCGGATAAATACACCATCAAGCACCGTCCCTGTGTTGGAAATTGTGAAGCCTCCGCACTCTTCGGCATATCGAGCAGCGTTCAGCTCCATAATCTTCTCAGATTTCTGGGCGTCAGATGCTGGGGTAGAGGCTTTTGTCCACACCTGCCCCGCTTCGGTGATTGACTCATAGAGGGCAATGTCGTCGGCATAAGCTTCCTCGACGCTAGCGAGTTGTTCCGGTGTGAGGTCTGGTTTTGCGCCTGCCTCATTCACTGTTTCGAGATTAGACAAACCAAGCAGGGTAAGAAGATCATCCAGATGATTCTCGTATTGATACAACAGGGTTCCATCTTCCAGTCCACTCGACTGTGGCTCAAAGTGTCCTGTGAAGGGTCGATTGAGGGCTTCATCAGGCGTGATACCATCCTCAGCACAAGCAGAACGAAAACGCTCCACTGGATCGCGGAATAAGATTACTGGTGTTACCTCGCTGCTTGTCGATTTCGGGATAAACCCAAACCAATGAACGTCGGCTTCGGTAGCATTTGCTCCGAGCGTCACACCATTCTTCACTTCTGGGTAATAAGTATCGACGATAGCTTTAGCCAAGGCGGAAGACGCAACTTTCAAGTTACGCTTTAATCCGTAATTATTTACTTTAAGATATTTCATTGGTTGTCGTTATTGGATTATATTGGTTGGAAACTACTCTCGTTGACGGTGTATCCTTTTCCCGTGGCAACGGCCTTTGTTGTAGTCCAATCTGGATCTAACAGAGCTGGCGTGCCATATACGTGGATTGTCGCGTTGCCCCCATTCCCAAGTGTATTGAAGAATGCCAACAACTGATCCTCGGTAAAATCACCATTCTGTAGGTAAATCCCAATATATGTGCTATTGATGACTTGGTTGTTAGCATCAATATTCGGATTCTGTTGCCCTGATGAGGCAAATGGGTCTGTCATTTGGATTCTGCATGCACCTGAAACATCTCCCAAGCTAACGTCAGCGAGTTGGTTGTTGTCGAGGTAGAGGTAAGTCAACGAACTCAGTCCTGTTCCGTCGAAACTGGTTAGTTGGTTGTCGTAGAGGTAGAGGCCAGTCAACGAACTTAGCCCTGTTCCATCGAAACTGGTTAGTTGGTTGTTGTCGAGGTAGAGGTCAATCAACAAACTTAGCCCCGTTCCGTCGAAACTGGTTAGTTGGTTGTTGCGGAGGTAGAGGCCAGTCAACGAACTTAGCCCTGTTCCATCGAAACTGGTTAGTTGGTTGTTGTCGAGGTAGAGGCCAGTCAACGAACTCAATCCTGTTCCATCGAAACTGGTTAGTTGGTTGTTGGTAATGTTGAAGAAGGTTAAATCGCCGCTCAGGTTCCCACTAGCGTCACAAGGAATAATGGCGTAGAATCTTGGAATGTTATCTCCGCTGGCTGTAAAGTTTGTAGCTTGGTTATTACCAGCAACGCCGTTACCTACAACAGTCTCCCATGTCCCGTCATGATCGAGGCATTTAATGTAACCAGTCGTGCTTTTGATGTAACCTGTAACTGCTGTGCTTTTAGTTGAAGTGAACTTAGCAGCCTTGCGCCACTCATCTTGTGTCAGAGTATGAGTGAAAGCCGCAAACGGTAGAGGCACAGATAGCAAGCCCTGTGCGGATCGTTTGGAGGGTTGGGAAATTAGTTGTTTGCCAAACTCTGAAGCTGTCTTTATCTCATACCGTTCTGAACCAATCCGAAACACCTTCGTATCCGTCTCAAAAGCTGGCTCGTTGTCCAGAAGGGCTGGATAAGCCGCATCCAACTCGGCCTTTGTGCCTTGGCGCAGGCCTGCGATGATCAGATCAGGGAATAGTTCCTCTTTGACCTTACCGGTGGATGGATCAAGCCACTGGTAAAGGGATAGGTCGAGTGGATTCGCTGGGAGCGGTGGAGCCACTGGCGTAGTGCCGTAGTGGCCGGGCGATTGAGGCGGTGTGAGTGGATTGATTTCGTCTGGCATGGTGAGTGATGATGATTGATGGCGTATGGTTGATTATTCGGCGGTCACGGTGCTAAGGGCCCCGCCGATGGCGGAGACGCTTTCGAGGATAATGCCTGCCTGGCCGCGTTGGTGAGTGATTTGGAAGCTGGTGAGATGGCCGTCGATGATGGTGGTGGTGACATCGCCGATGGTGATGACGATGTCGTTGGCACCTTCGGGAAGTGTGGCCGTGCGTTGGAACTCGTAGGCGCGGGCCGCTTCGATGGTCTCAAACTCTCGCCGCACTGACCAGCTGAGGGAGTGCGTTACGTTGAGGCCTCCGAAGAGGCGGGCGCTGGACGCGCGGAGCGGCTTGGCAATGTCTGGGGCGCTGGGCGTGCGACTCAACCCTCCCTCATTGACGATGGTATCGCCTACGGCTATCAGCGTTTGGCCGCCGAAGGTGAGCTGGTAGTTAGATTCGTGCATGACGCTGCGCGCTGATTATGGATGGCTGATTAATGATGGCTGAGCTTTACGCGCTGAAGAAGCCTTTGGCTTCGAGGGCGGCGATCTGCCCGGCGGTGAGGATGGTCTCAGTGTCGGTGTATTCGCCGTCGTCGTCGCCGGAGCGATCGGGCAAGGCTGCTATGACGGCGTCGGGCCAATCACCAGCTGCGCAGTCGGCGCCGAAGGTTACGGTGTCGAGCGCGGCAGGGAGCGTGACATCGACGAGCAGCAAATCGGCTGCGACTGCGGTGAACGTGAGATCGGTGAGCGCGGTCGCTCCTGCGAGGCGTAGTTCGATGCGCGCGGCCGCGCCAGGCAGGATGGTGATGGCGGTATCGTCAGTGGCATAATGAGCGAGCACGGAGGGAAGCGGCACGGGAGCGCCGCTGTAGGGGATCTGCGATGGCGCGTCGCGTGTGGACCCGGAGCCGGGGACTGGGAGTGTTTCTGGCATGGTATTTGGATGACGGATGACGGAGTGTTAACGGAGATGGCAAAGCAATGATGACGGATGAATGATGACGGATGGCGGGATTAGACCTCAGACCTCCGTCATCATTTATCTTCTACAGATTCGTGAACTTGCCGACGTTGAGTGCGCTGTGGAGCACTGTGAAATCGACGGAGGGCTTGGTGACGGCTTTCGAGAATTTGATGCCGCCCCCTACTTTGAACTCTACCCAGATGTCCATGAGGTTGACTAGTTCGTCGGTGTCGCCTGCGTAGTGCTGGAGCTTGAGCCAGCCGCGCTGGGCCTCGGTCTGGCTACCGGGCACGTAGTCTCCGTTTTCGTCGGCTTGCTTGGCGCCCATGGCTAGGGAGAGAACGAAGGCATCCATATCCTGACATAGGAGGGAGCCGGAGACTTCGATGCTCTCGTAGGTGGAGCGGCGCTGCTTATAGCCGCCTGGTGTGGGAGCGTAGTGCTTGGTCTCGCCTTCGTAGGCGACGTTGATGTCGTTCTCTTCGATCACGCCGAGGCTCGACCAGTTGGCGATGGGATCTGCATCCGGCTTGGCGGTTTCAGAGACGGTGATGCCGTCGATGGAGGCACCTTCGAGTGCGAAAAAGGCGTGAGCACCGATGATTGCTAGGATTTTCATAGTATGTGGTGGTTGGTTTTTGTGTGGTTGGATTTGCGTATGGAAAGGCTAGGACTAAAACTGCTCGCGGAGCTTGAGCGTGAGGGCGTAGATCTGATAGTTCTTACTGGGTGTGATACCCCATTCTGTGACGACGAACCGGGAGAGCGGCTGCGTCGTAGGTTGCGGCTTCCAGTTCGTGAGTTCGTTAATGAGGGTAGCGAGTTTGACGCTAGCCGGATCGTCGCCTTCCTGAGCGAGCACTGGGAGACTCCAGAGTGACAGCAGATAGGTATGATCGAAGGCCAAGCTACCTTCCGACTCTGGCTGACCGCGAAGCAGATCGATAAATAGCAGCGAGCCTCCGGCCTTACCGACTGCAGCCGAGACCTCAGCCTCGATGTCTTTCTGCCGGTTAACGACGCAGCGGACGCTGTCGAAACCGTCGAGCGTCTCGCAGTGCGCTTTGAGCCGGTCGGCCGTGGTTAATATGTCGGTGATTTTTGGCATTAGTTTCGAGTGGCGATGTAGTTGAGGTAGTCCGTCCCGGCTTCGGCGGCGGCCTCTGCAATTTGCTCATCGGTGGGCAGCACGGAGGGATCAGCGGCTTGGGTGACTTCTTTGGTTAGCGCGTAGAGCACGCGGACTTTCTCGCCGGGCTTGGGAGCCTTAGGTGTATCGAGCCCGCTATACATCACGCCCGTGCCCTTGCTCTTGTTGACGATGACTTGGAGCTTGAGCGCGTCGTAAACTTCGGCTGCGCGGACCCCTTTGACTTTTGGGTCGATCGGGATGGCGAGGTAGCCTCCGTCCTCCGCTTTGATCGTGCCGCCGAGCAGGCGCTGGCGAATGCCGCGCGGGCCAGTGATTTCAACGTAAGCCCCGCCACCATCGGCGCGGGCATGAGTGCTATCACGGGCGACGGAATAGAAGGCGCGTTTGCCACCGCTCCGACTACCAGAGTTTCGGGTTAGGGCAAGCGTGCGGAAGTGCTCACGCACAATCTCTTTGCCCCCATTAGCCATGGCCCAGTGCATGCCAAGCGGGCGCTCGACTGCAGCGACCAACTCGCGCAGGCGGGCATGAACTTCGTCGCTTCCGGTCGTGATTATGGAACTAGACAGGCTCATTTAAATGGATTTGCAAAAAGGCTTAAAGTGGTGTTCAGTATAAGTTCCAGCGGCTGATATGTTCAGCCGGACTGGAGTCCCGGTCAGGGGGTTGGCGCTCTTCGTTGAGTGTTTGCGCCCTGACCATTTTTTTTATTCGGATCCTCCGGCGGCGTAGATGCGTGCCCTCCCCCGGCGGTTGCGCTCGACCTGTTTGATCTTGCTGGTGAAATAGTTGTCGACTTGGCCGGAGGGGCGCACGAAGAGCATGAAGGCGCGGGTGCCTTTGGGCGTGTCGTAGAGATTTACAAAGACGCGCTGGGTGCCTTGGTCCCATACTTCGATGGGGTCTTGTAGGGTGTCGATGGCGCGGTCTAGGTGGCCGACGCGGGCGAGTTCATCGGGCTTCATCTTCCAGTGGCTCATGGTCTCGGAGTCGAGCCGGACGGGGGTGCCTGTGGCATCGGTGATGTCGATGCCTGCTTGTAGGCGCTCGATGGCATTTGCGGCTTGCTCGCGAGTGCGTTGCTCTGGTTTGGCGGCGCGGACGGCGGCGATCTTTGGCAAGCCGAGGCTTTCGGCTGTCTGCGAAAAGTTGGGGGCGAGTTTAACGAGGTCGTCGCCCTGGAACTCGGCGATGCCGGCGAGCTGCTCGGAGATGGCTTGGCGTAGCTTGGCCGATCGGAGGGACAGTGGGATGCGGGCTTCTTCGTCGAGGCCGCGGGTTTCGGGGATGAGGTCTTCGTCGTCCTGTATTAGGCCTGCGGATACGGCGTCGGCTCGGGATACGGCGCGCACGCCTTTGCCGGAGTTAAAGTCGAAGGGTGGATAGGGATAGCCGAAGCGTGAGAGTGTGGACCAGACGGGCGAATTGATAAGGGCGATGAGGCGGCCATTCCACTTGGTGCCGCCTGCAGCTAGAAAGCGCTCTTCCCAATCGGTGCGAGGCTCGCGGCGATTTTCTACGCGGATGAGTTCTTGCGCGGGCCACATGTTGAGGGTGACGGGGTTTTGCCCTTGTTTCCATTGGCCATAGCCTAGGGAGAGACCGAGGTTTGTTTCGAGTAGGACGTTCTTGCGGGCGAGGCTGCGGAGGTCGGTTAGATCGCCGGAGAAGGTGTCGCCCTGGTAGCCGACGCCTTTTAGATAGGTGTCGAGATTGAGGCGGGCTGTGGCTAGATCGGTATCGCCTTTGAGGAGGTCGTCTACGAGGCCGTGGGCATCGTCTAGGAAGCGGACATCGGTGACGGCGGCACTGAACATGGCGCGCTCACGCACGGCTGGCGATAGGCGCGAAAGATCGCGGGTGCGCAGTGTGGTGGGCAAGATGCTCTTGGCCTGGCGGCTTTCGAGCGCTTCTTGGAATGGTCTGGCTGCGGTTAATATCATGAATGATTAATGATGGGGGATGAATGATGAATGATGAATGATGCTCAAAGGTGCTGGAGCTGGTCGCGGCCGTAGGGTCTTGAGTTACCGGCGATGATGGAGGCACCGCCTCCGGAGATGACGTCGGTGGTTTCGATGCCGTCGCTGGGTTGGGTGATCTTGAAGTCGCACTTGCCGACTTCGCGTAGGATCTTGCGGGCTTCGTTGGCCATGCGGATCTGGAAGTCTTCGAGCGTGAGTGATGGGATGCGGCCTTGGGCTCGCTCTAGGGCGATGTAGGCGGCGTGGACTAATAACTCGGGCGGGATGGTGCCCGCTGTGGGGCTGACTTTGTTGGTGCCACACTGCGCGACGCGGTTGCGCACTTCGATGACGACGTCGGCGATGGTGCGTGCTACGGGATCGTCTTGACCGTCGGCTAGGGCGGCTGTGCGTAATGCGGCGATTTGCGGCGCGAGCAGGTAGTCTTCGAGGTCGGTGAGGGTTAGTGTGGTCCAGTTGGTCATGGGATGTTTTCGTTGCGCTTCAAAAAGCTTCCCGGCGCGGGGGTCGGACCCGGCGGGAAGGTTTGAAACTTTGGCTTGGCCGCTTAGCTTGCGCTGGTTGTGCTCTTTTGGATGCCGATAGGATTCGGCGCGAGCTGGCGGTTGTAGTGCTCGACGGAGATGACTGTGAACTTTTTCTTCTCCTCGACGTAGACGCGGACGTTGTCGCCGAGTTCGGCGTCGACGAAGCGCTTGAGGCAGCTTGGGTCGGCGATGTCGGCATCTTGTTGCGCGTAGTATGTGAATACTCCGTTGCCGAGGATCTTATTCTTGGCGGTGCCACCTGGTGTGGTGAAGACGGGATCGACGATGATGATGTCGTCGAGTCCGAGCTTAGCTGCTACGTTGGCGGGTGTGACATCCATCTTTCCGATCGCGCCGTCGTGGGCTTCGACAAGGTCTTGCAGCATGTTCCAGGCTGTGCGGCCCCAGACTTGGCGCGTGGGATAGATGCCCATTGCGGTTTGGCTGGATTGCACATCGGCGCGCAAATGCTGGAATGGATTAAGCAGCGGATCGGCTGCGGGGTTCCAAGTGCGGGCCGTGTTGGTCTTGACTGCTTCGAGCAGGGCGATGAGGCGGCGCAGATCGTTTCGCAGCAAGCGGCTGATCAGCATGCGGATCTTCATGTTGCGTGTGCGCTCGTTGTTACCCTCTTCGTCGTGATCGATCACGATGGTGAGGCCTTTGTTCTGGAGCTTGGACTCTTGCTCTGTGCCGGAGTATTCGACTCGTTTGAAGTCGGCTCCGATGGCGCGGATGTCGTCATCCTCAGAGAGGAAGAACTCGCTATTGACTCCCTTGCGGAAGCTGAAGCGGCGAGAGACGGGCACGCTGGGGGCGATGCCTCGGATGATTTCGAGCAGGTCGTGTTCTTCGTAGAAGCCGACTGCGTAGTCTTGTGCCTCTTGGTTGAAGTTCTCGGCTTCGAAGCGAGAGGAGTTGGCGGCGGCCATTTGTCCGGGTGCGAGGCTGTGGCCGTCGTCTTGGACTAGCGGCGCGGCGAAGGCGGCAGCGGCGGGAATTTTAGATCTTTTCATAATTTTGGATGCTATTCTTTAGCGATTTATTATTGTGAGTGGTGAGTGGTGAGTGGGTGGGACTAGGAGCCGGAGACGACGACCGCGACGGGTGCGTGGTGAGCGACTTCGACGATGTAGCCATCGCCACCGCATGCGGTGACGGTGCGGCCGACCTTGTAGTAAGTGCCGTCGACCTCTGGGAGGGCTCCGACCTTACCTGCAGTGCCGATGGAGTAGACGTCGACATCGACATCTAATGCCTCAGCGCCGACCATGGGCAATGTGCGGCCGGCGATGCCGAGCAGCTCGATGGCCTTGGGCTCGTCTGTGAGGTTATCCGCGTCGACTGTGTCGGGCATGATGCCGATGGGGCGTGTCTCGCCATCGGCGATCAGCACTTGATTATCGGCGGTGCCTTGCATCATGAGCAGATTTCGCAGGGCGACGGCTTCTTCGGCGAAGCGCGTGATCTGCATGTGCGTGCCGGTGTTGGCGGCGTTGTGCACGGTGTGCCGGCTACGGATTAGCGCCAAGGCGAAGAGTGTTGCGCCAATGATGATGGCGATGAGCAAGATAAGGTTTGGGAGTGTATTCATGATTTGGATGCGTTGATTTTAGTTTGATTGGATTTATTATTGAGCGCTCTTGGCGACACTCCGAAGGCCGCTCGACTCCATACAGGAGAAGGCGGCCAGATCGGGTGCGTGTGACGCTAAGGACTAATCTTCGGCGTCTTCTTCGCCGTTGCCTTGCAGGATCTTGGCAGCGGCTGGCTCTGCGACTAGGGCGCGGCTCCAGGCTGTGTCCCAGTCCATCTTGCCATTGGCAGCGGCTTTGATATCGCGGGCTTTGAGGCGGATCTTAGCGCCGGCCTCTGCGGCGTCGATGCGATCGCCTTCGTCGCGGCGGTCTTGCACGTTGGCAGCGGCAGCTGTCTTGAGCTTCTTGGACTTTGCGGGGATGGCGTTGGCCGCGGCGCTGAAGTCTTCGGCGCTGGTGAGCTTGAGGATCTCGGCTTCGCGGTCGGCTTGTGTGATGCGGCCGGCGGTGATGGCTCCATCGACGATTAGCTCTGCGCGAGCTTTACGCTCTGCAGTCGCCTTAGAGTTGGCCGCGGCGAGTTGCTCGCGAGTCTTGGCATGTGCGGACTCTTCGCCGGTGGCCTTGGCATTGGCAGCGGCGAGATCTGTCTTGAGCGACTCGGAGAGTTCGGCGCGAGTCTGTAAGTCGGTAATGGTGCCGACTACGGACTCTACGGTGGGCGCGCCTTCGGCGCTGTTGGCAGCGGCGTCGGCTTGAGCCTCGGCGAGACCGAGGGCGATGAGGAGTGCTTTAAGCATAGTATTATTTGGTTGGTGTTTTTGTGATTGCGAAAAAGTCTGTGAGTTGGCGGCGCTGCCGGAGATGTTGGGATTGGGATCCATACCGACGGAGAGCAGGCGCACGGGGCGCGAGCGTTTGCCATCGATACCGATGAGCGTCCAATAAGGGGAGAAGTAGAGCTTCTTCCCTGAGGCGCGCAGGGCGTTGCCAGCGGCGGTCCATTCGATCTTTCCATAGAGGCCGTCATCGCGGGCTTCGAAATCGAGGAAGTTTGCATAGGGCGTGGTGTCTTCGTGCCCTGGCATCCCGGCGAAGCCTGGCACGTCGGGGTGGCCTTCGTAGACGGGCACTTTCGGGTCACGCTGGAAGATGGCGTTGGCGGTGCCGTAGATGACGCGCTCCTTTAATCGGGAGAGTGTGGAGCGGTGAGCGCGGACGATGGATTGTGCCTCGGGCTGAAGGAAAACTTGCGTGGCTTGGATGCCGGCGTGCCAGAACTCGCCATAGCGTGAAATGCGCACCCATTCGCCAGACTCGCCAGCGACCTCTGCATTGGCCGCGCCGATGGCATGTTGGGTGGATTCGTCGAAATCGGCGGCGGCGTTTGCAGCTGCGAGGCTAGACCCCATTGCAAAACCGTTTAAAAGCGTTGCAAAATCGTCCTGACGAGAGTCGCGACTCAATAGGCGAGTCTGCCTTGCCGGGCGTTTGTGGGCGTTTGTGTGGCTTGTTTTCATGAGCGGGCTATTTGGCCTTGAATCGCGCCTTCGACGAGGGCGGTGCCTTCGAGGCGTTCGAATGTTTGAGTGAGTGGTTCCATGGCGGCGGCGAAGTCTTCGTCCAGCGAGGCGGCGATCTCTTCGAGTATGCTGCGTAGCTCTTCGGCGTCTTGGGCATCGCGGGCAGCTGCGAGGCGGTCGAGTAGATCGGCGTGCGCTGTCTGCAGGGCTGCGCCGATGTCGTATTCTCCGTCGGCGATGTAGCGCTCCCAGGCTTCGGGTTGCACGGCGTTGGCTGCGGACGAGTCGGCGGGGATCTCTTCGACTGGCTTTTCGGTTTCGTCGCTGACGAATCGGCCACCACCTACGAGATCATCACCGGGCTGCGGTGTGGGGAGCTCTAGCGTCTCGCGATAGTCGCGAGTGGCCACTGCGATGCCCTTATCGATCGCCTTGTCGAGTTTTTCTTGTTCTGCCTTGGTGTCTTTCTTGGCATCGGTCTTGAGCTTGATGTAGGCGAGCGGCTCGACGCCGGTGCCGAAATACCACTCGATGACATGGCGCGATACGTAGTGCTCCAGCGCTTCTTCGATCGCCATGGCGTCGTCGAGTTCCAGGATGTCGGTCTCGTCTTTTTGATTTTCGGAGCCGACACCGTCGGTCTGGGAAATGGTGGATAAATCGGCACCGCGCCAGATAGCGGCGAGGCGGCGATCACTGCGATCGATCAGTTTCTCGAAAGGGAGCTGCCCTGCACCGCCGAAGGTTTCGACACCGAAGCTGGCACCGCCGTTATTGTTATACAAGAAGGCGCTGTCGTTGATGATGCCAGCGAGTGCGGCAGAGGCAGCACGCCACTCAGTAGAATCGGGAGAGGCATTGATACCTAGGTGCGGCAGCGGGAAGCCGAATTTCTCGGTATAGCTGACCCAGTCACGCAGTGGCATGCTCTTGAACATGTAGAGAATCGAACTGGCCACCATGAGGCCGTCGCCAGTGGTGACCATCCACTCGCCGTCTTCGAGGGGGATGCCTGCGACGTCGTTATCATTTTGCAGGTAGCGCAAGCTGCCGGTCTCCATCTCAAAAAACCAAAGTGGGACAAAGCGGAAGGTAGCCCGCAGATCGCCGGGGCGTGGACGCCATACGATCTCATGCACGGCACGCTTCATGCCGACGGAGTCGAGCATCTGCCGGCAGAGCATCGCCCAGCCACCGCGCTCTTCCGGCTCCCACGCGTTTTCGCAGCGGATGTTATTGTAAAAGGCTTCGAGCACTTCGGCATGGCGGGCCGCTGCCTTCTCGTCGCCGTTTTCGGAAGTGAGCACTTCCCAGCCGTAGTGGCCGGGCTTCTTCTTGCGCTTAGGGATGACGGAGCTGAGCACATCATCACGCTCGCCGATGTCATGAGCGCAGAGGGCAAAGTTTTTAATCCGTCCGAGGCGCCACGCGTCCAGGTAACGCGATAGACGCATGGGATCGAGACCGCGCATGGGGTTGAACCGTGTGCGTTTCAGGTATGCGATGCGCTGTGCGTCGATGGCTGATTCTGTTTTTTGAGCGGGCATGAAGAGAGTTTGAAAGGTTAGTTAATGAGCTGGGAACTACGGCGACGGCCGCTGAAATCGCTGGCACCGTGGGAGCGATCGACCTTGACGGAGGATCCGGCGAAGGGCGTGGAGACGGTGCGATCGCCGACGATCCGGGCGAGGCGGGCATAGCTGCCAGCGAGCAGGAAGTGATTTTCGCAATCCTTCTCGAACTTGCCGTCCTTATCGGCCTTAGATCCGGTGAGGATGTGCTGTGCTAAATCTTCGACGGCTTGCGGCGCGCCTGGCTTTTCACGGGGCAGGAGCAGCTTGGGCTCGGTGCGTAGCTTGCCGTCGATCAGCTCGACGACGCCCTCTTGTGCGGTGAGTAGATCGTTGAGCAGGTTGCCGATGGTATCGTTACGGCATGCGAGAATGACGGGATAGAGCTTACCGTCGTCTGTCTTACCTAGCTTGTGCTTGATCCCGGAGCCGGGCTTTTGCGTAAACTCGACTGTGGCGGCTTTGAGGTTTTCCCAGCGCCCTGCAGGGCCGTTCCAGATGAGCCCAGAGCTAAAACGAATGTAGGCGGACTCGGGCTTATCCACGGAGACAGCAGACTCGTCTGTGATGCCGTTGAGGTCATACACTACGGCGCGGGCGGTGTCGAAGAGTGGACCGGCATCGATAAATAGGCAGCTGACATTGAGCGTATTCGCCAGCGCTACGGTGCGAGCTAGTAGGTGATCGCCCGCGATGCGCTCCGCCCAGCGCATGCGTTGCCGTGTGGGTGATTCGTCCTCGATCGCGGTAAACCAGCAGCGGTTGCCAGTGTCGACGCCCGCGAATACGGGATGCTCAGCAGTGAGCGACATGTCAAAGGGATCCACATCGCGCGAGCGGGTGATGACCTCGGGCGTGATCGATTGATTCACGTTCTTCGGATTGGCCAGCACTTCGCAGCAAAAGATAACCATCACCTCGGGATCGCGGACGGCGTCTTGCCAGCGTGAGACGGCTTGCTGCACGCTCAGCGCGGCGCAGGCGATCTGAGGGATGCGGATAGAGAAGCGGCGCAGCTTCTCACGATCGGGGCGGCGCATGTCGATCTCTGGCTTGGAGCGATCGAGCGGCGTGCCGTCTTCGGGATCGGCGAAGTAGAACGTGGCGCTCGGATCGTAGCTGGCGATGCTCTCGCCGTCGCGCTTAAAGTCGCCTTCAGCGCTCAAGCAAGGGTCTTGCACAGAGGGTGCATCGCCCATTTGCATGCGGCAGACCTTCGGCCAGTTCTCTTCGAGGTTCCAAAGCTTGCCGGTCTTCTCGTTGCGAAAGACGATCACCTCTTGGGTGCCTTCGGTAAATTCTTTGTTCTGCCCGAGGCCGTGATAGCGCTGAGTGCCGATGCTGATGCCGAAGCGCAAGTCACCGGCAGCGGTGCGACCGCTTAGGTATTTGGCCTTCTTCTCGTCAATATCGTCCTTCTCATCCTGGATCGTAACATCCATAGTGAAGGTCGTGGGGATCTTGGCGTTGAGGCCACGCATCATGCCGAGCGCTTGTTTCTCCTGACTCGACACCATGAACGCACCCTTACGATTCACGGACTTACCAGACTCGTTGACGCTCTTGCCCATCTGGAGCAGCTCGTTGAACCATGGGTGGATATCGAGGATCTCAGGGCGGAATTTGCCATCGACCACACCTTCGACCAGATCTTCGTCCGGGAGGTAGAGGCCTACGTTGCGGAATTTAATGCCAGTCAGATAGGCGATCAGCTGTAGGACGATGATCGTCTTGCCATACTGAGCGCCGCCACAGATCGCGAGCGTGGCGTCGACGAGTGGCTTGCCGGTTGTCGAGCCGAGCACCTGGTCAATGCGCTTGGCCACGAATACCAAGGCCTCACGACCTACAAACGAATACGGCACCGAGCCGCTGGAGGCTTTGCAGCGGGCATGATGGAGCAGGTAGTCGTAAAACGACTCTACATCGGGAGCGCTGTGTGCGCGGTCGCCGTTACGGATGCCGTCGTCGAGTTGGTTTAAAATGCTCACGCTTCAGCGCCCTCCACGCTTTGGATGAAGAGGGCCTTCATTTGGTCGAAAAGTTTGAGCGCTTCGGCGTTGCCCTTGATCTCGTCTTGCAGGGCGTCGAGACCTTTCTCGATATCGCTCTTCACGGCATCGCGCCATTTGTTGACGTCTAGTTCGAGGCGGCGCTGCTGGAGCTTGAGGCGGGCACTATCGCCGAGAATGCTGCTCAGCGCTTGCAGATCCTTGATGTCCGCATCCTTGGCATAAGCTTCCTCGAATGCGCGTTGCTCGATCTGTTGCAGCGTGAGCTCGCTAAAGTTGATCTCTGGATCCTTCTCAAACATATCGCGGATCTCGCGAGCATACTCCCGGTTGCGCTTGGCCTTGAAGCCAGTGCAATGCTTGCGGTAGAAGTTGACCAGGGCACCGACGGAGGTCTCCAGCTCGAAGGTCTCTTCGATCCATTCGACCGCATCCGCATAGTCCATGTTCTCCACTCCGAGACGTTCCCGGACGAGATCATAGGCAGTGCCCTCGTCTAGCTCGATACGAGATAGGCGCGAGGCGATGCTGTTACTGTTTTCTTTGCGTGCCATTTAGCGGGATTCGATGAGCCATGCGCGGCCAGCGTCGTTGATCTTGTATTTGAGCCCGCGCTCACTGCGCACGCTAGTGATGAGCTGCCGTGCTTCGATCGCGGCCAGCTCTGTGGTAAACTCAGTCGTAGTGAGGTCACGTGTGGCCATCTCCACGTCCTGCTGTAGATGCGTATCGAGCACCAAGAGGCCGTCGGCTTCCTTCAGCTGCTTGAGGATGTTCTTCCAGATTAGAAATTCGCGGTCGTTCATGATTTTGGTAGACGTTTCAATATTTCGTTATTTATGGCACGTTGATCGTGGTAAAATTCGCGGGCGTCGGAGGAGAGCAGCGCGATCGAGTCGGTCTGGCTCTTGTTTTGCTCCTCGATCCGGCAGGTGCGTTTATCGAGATCCTTAATCTCTTCGTGCATATCTTTCCGGCTTCGGGCGGCAGTGATTAACTTCCCCTTCACTTCATCCACGTGCTCCTTGTGCTCTTCTTGGCTCACGAAGCGTTTCTCCATCGAGATGATAAAAGGCTGTTCGTTTTTGCGTTTCCCCAGCGCCACCATGACCTGATTAAAGATCCAGAGCAGGCACCCGGCTCCGACTAGGAGCTGGATGATTGCGGGGCCGTTTGCGTTAAAATCAGGCATGGTAGGCAGTCCTAGATAGAGCTCGGTGTGCAGGGCTAGTATTGCGACGGTGCGGGGGCGGTAAACACCGGCTCGAAAGCGCGATCGATGACCACATCACCCGACTGGGATGTCTGCCGCGCAAAGGCTGCCTCCAGGTGCCCGGCGAATAGCTGAGCGCTCACGCGGTCTTGATCGCTGGCAGGGACGCCGGCGAATAGCTGAGCGCTCACGCGGTCTTGATCGCTGGCAGGGACGCCGGCGCCATCTGGATCCGGATCGGCCAGGGCGGCGCGGAAGCCGGCGAGTAATGTGTCACGCGCCTCGGAGTCGTCCGGGTAGATCGCAAATACCGACTCTGCGATCGAGCTGGCGATCTCTGCCTCACTGGCTCCGGTGGCAAAGGCTGCGGCTGCCGACTGCTTGAGCGTGGCTGCGTGCTCTGCGATCGTGTCGCTGTGCGCGGCCTGATCGTTGATCGCCATGATGATTGCGGCATGTGCCACGCTGTCGATCAGTTGCGCGGCGCGTGGATTGTCCTGCCCCCACTGAGTCGAGGAGCAGCCTGTCTGAGTGATCAGCAGCGGTGCCAGGCAGAGCAGCCCAAGCACCCAGAGCGTAATGTTCTTCCCCGTGAGCTTGCCGATCTTGACCGGCACTGTGGCCTTGAGGCGGCCGTAGAGGGTAAATGCGAATGAGAGGATCAGCGCGAAGGCCTCGATCACTGGGGCGGTCTCAGCCTCGGTGACACGCACGTCGAGCAGGGCGAGTAGCCCGAGTATGGCAGAGACGATAGCGCCCCAGGCGGTTTTGGATTGCAGTATGTTTTTCATGGTTATTTCAGGCGGGTTTAAAAATGGTTTCAGGCGCGGTTAAAGTGCCGCTCCACTCGATAGGCGGCGGGCCTTCGATGCCGGTGGGGGTGCTACAGCCCACCAGTGAGGTGAGCACCCCGACCACAGTCGTGATGAATAGCACTGCGTAGAGCACCAGCAGGAGCAGCGGCTCGACCGCGTGGAAAAAGTCTTTGAATTTTTGCAGCATCATTTGAGCAGGCCGACGGTGAGTAGATCGCTTGCGGATACCTCCAGCTCGCGTCGGGATGCCTGTGGCTGAGGCTCGATAAAGAAGTGCCGTAGCTCGCCCCGCTCAGCATCCCACTCGATCGCGAGCGCGATCGCGTGGCTGATGCCCAGCACCCAGCACTCGAAGACGGCGGGGGAGTTGGCGTAAAACTGCCCCGCGGCTCGCTGTGCCTTGCGGTGAGCGATGATCGACCACCACACATAGGTCATGGTGAAGTCCTCACAGTCCCAATCATCCTCCCACTCGATCAGGCCGAGGTCGAACAGCAGGCGGGTGACAGAGTCGTAATGCGCACCCAGCATGTGCGACTTGCTCACACAGGCATAGGTGGTATCACGCACCTCGATTTCGCCGCGGGCGATGCCCAGGCTTAAGAGATAGTCCAGCAGCTCGCGGACTGTGAGCACATGCGGGGCGCTCACGCGGCACCTCCTAGTTCAATCATGGCGCGTCGGCGAGTATGGCTCGCGCTCTCCGACTGCGCCCCAGCTGTCGAGCTGGCATTTCGTGCGTGGGCCGCGATGGCGAGCCGCCCGTTCGTATGGTCAGAGAATAAAGATTTGACCCGCTGGAATACCCCTAAACCAGCGAGCCGGGAGCCGGAAGCAATTAACCGGCCCCGTATGTTGTCTATCCGTTCGGCGCAAGAAGCAGCCACTGACGGATGATTAACCCCAAATATAAAAGATTTGCCCTGACCGATCACTGCGCACCTCCTGGCTGAGGTCCACGCTTTGGCTTGAGCTCGCTCAAGGTCACGGCGATGCCCGCAGGCAGCTTCAGCTCGACCGTCTGGCCCTCGTCGATCGAGGCACGGATGATGGTGTGCGCCCCCTCGACCCGCGAGGCGATCGCATGTGCGCGAAACTGCACAGCGCCGCATTTGGTTTTCGTTGCGGGGAGTTCCCGTCGGCCCGTCACCGCAGCCCGGTAGGCCGGGCTACAGCGTGCCAGGCGCTGGGCTTTTTGTTGAGGTGTTTCGGACGACATGCCCACACTCTACCAAAATCAAAAAGCAAAAGTCTGATTTGGCCGCGTCTATCGCGATGCCTCCGTTACCTGCGCTCACCCGCATAGCCTTTCCTCTGCCGCGCTCGTCTGGCTATACAAAAATAGCCCGCCAAAGGCGAGCTATAAAATTTGTAGGGGCGCTACTTGTCACGCCCGCGTATCTAAAGGCCTCAGAGCTACCACCGCACCGTCCACTTGCGAAAGGTATCCTCGCGCCCACGGATGCAATGAGGGCAGGCATATTTCTCATCAGGGTGCTGCCCAAAATTACGGTCGCCGCGCAGCTCTCCCGTTCCCGTGCATAAATCGCAGAGCCGGTTGATCGGCTGCCACACCGTAAACGTCTCACCCCCGCGCAACAGCTCTACAAACGCCTCACGTGTCACACCATTATCTCCACCCTCGCTCAAGAAAAGCTCCGTCCACAATTTCACAGTCTTCGGCCCCGTTTTGCTCTGATAGTTGTAGAATCCATTATCAAAAACGTAAGCCGACACATATTGCTTACCCACCCATCTCCGACCGCTATGCACCTCCAGCGCGGAAACTACCAGCGGGCTAGAGTGCTCCTCCAGTAAGTAAGTCCCGCCCCCAGGGGATTGAAAAATTTGCCGGTGTATCAGTTCCACCTCAGCCACCTCGATGGCCGCGATAGGGCGCCCGTCCGGCGAATACTGCGAACGCCACAAGTCGAACAGCCGAATCAAAGTCTCGCGCGAGTAGCGTTGGCCGCCCGTCTGCCCCACGCGAAACGTGTCTAGAATGATGCGATCTTCAAATGGCTCTATTCGCTGCCTGGCTGCCTTGTCGTTAATCGTCATCGTATACTCGCGGCCCTGTGCCACCAAACTAAGTAGTCCCAATACCGAAATTAAAATTGTCTTTCTCATAACAATACCTATGTTTATTTTGTTAGATTAGGAAAGGGAATTATTACGCAGTTTTCTTTGTAAGGAAGCCTTTTTTCGGGCGACCGCCTTTACCCGTGCGTTGAGGAGCGGCTTTTTCGATCAGTGGCAGTTTGATGCCCATACTTTCTAATTTTTCATAAACAGCATCACGAATAAAACTCGAACGATCTGTGTATCCACACTCTGAGAGGGATTCGTCAATTTTTTCAACAAACGATTCTTTCATCATAGTGATGACCTGCTTCTGACCTTTGCTTCTCTGACCTGCCATACAAGTAGTTTTTATCTGTGGCAAAAATTAAGCAATAAAATACTTGCTAAGTATAAACTGAGTATATACTTAGTTTGTTATGACTAAAAAACATCAACGTGGCGCAGTCCACAAAGACAAGGCCAAAGCTATTCTTGTGCATTTCCCAATCGAAATGATGCCCTTCATCGATGAAGCCGTGAAAAGACATGACCTTGACCGCTCAAAATTCATCCGCATCGCGGTGCGAGAAAAGCTGACGAAAGGAATGCAAGTATGAGCCTCCTCCAAACCATAGCTGGTTCCAGTGTCCCGGCTGAATTAATCCTACTCAACGACGGGGATACCGAGCACAGATTCCATCAGCCTCTATCTGTAAGAGTTCGCTCAGATGCACACGAACAACTTGTGAGGGTCGCCATGAAAAGCGGCCTCAATCGGAACCACCTTAAGAGGCTCGCAATCAGCGCATTTCTCGACCGCATCGAAAGAGACGGATCCTTTCATATTCTCCCCACCGAATGGGAACGCAACGGCGTTCACCTCGCATCTAGCAAATGAAACCACTCACCCAAATACTCACCGAATCCACCTGCGGCAACCAACCGCAAACAAAAAAGGCCACCGCCCAGTAAGCGGTGACCTTTAATAAAAATAGAAGAAAGAACCATGAATACACAAAACAACACATCACTCGTCAACGATTTATTCTTCGACGGCCAAAACGTCCGCATCTTCGGCACTCCCGAAAATCCGCTCTTCGTTCGCACTGATCTCGGCGAGATCCTCGATCTCGTAAATGTCCGAAAACTCGACCTCGAACCACAAGACCTGGTGTCACTAAAGGTTACATCAGGTGGGCAGGTTCGCGAGCTGGTCTGCGTCACCGAAATGGGGCTCTATGAGCTAATGTTCCGGAGCCGCACCGAATCGGCAAAAAGCTTTCGTCGCTGGGTCTGCGAAGTCATCCGCGAAATCCGCCTCAAAGGTTACTACATCCGCACAGGTCTCACAGACTGCGATCGCCGCCTCAAGGCCGCGCAGCTCGAAGTCATCGCCTGCGAGCACGATCTAGCGGCCAAGCGCACCCGCCTCCAGCAAGCCGCCGTGCTCGCCAACGAGCTACCAGGCGCCACTCCCGTCGGCGCACTCGTGCACGATCTCCACCCCGACTGGAGCCAGCAAAAGCAAGCCAGTCTCTGCAGCCGCATCGTGCGAGCCGCCGAGAGCGCAGGCTTCCCCTGCGGCCACACCCGCATGCCCCACGGTAAAGTCCGCACCCTGCGCCTAGCGGATTTTGCGGCAGTCGCCCTCGCCATGCACCTCATCTCCAGAAGCCAAGGTCAGGCACTCATCCATGAGTCAGACTCCGCGTCCTCTGCGAACTCAGCGGTTAATTAAATCCGCACTCCGCCGAACATGAGCGAAGCACTCCACCGCATTATCCAAATCGCCGTCCGGCACAGTGCCGGGCGGCCCTCCCGCGAGCAGCTCCAGATCCTACAAGACTGCGATGCCATCGCCCCCGATGCCCTGCGCTCCGAGCTAGGCCACCTCATAGCCTCAGTCGACACCACCAACCGCATGCTCCGCACCTTCGAGGCCACACCCGACGAAGACCAAATCTAATTCCAACACTCACTCCAATGAACCCAACCACTCAAGCCGTCCAGCGCCTCGCCAATAGTCTATCAGTAGCCGAGTTATGGTGGCTTCACAATCTTCCAGACCCATCAACTGACCAAGCGGGTCTTTTGCATTTAAGTCTGCGCAATACCATCGAGCACATTGTAGGCGAAGCAGCAACTCCAAGCGATCGGTATCTTCAAGAACTGGCCACTCGCGCTTGGCGATATAAGACCGCACGGCTCTGTCCGTCGTCGATGAGCACACGCCGCACACTCGCTCAAAGGCGGCATGCCAAGAGAGTCGCAGCTCATGTCCACCCAGCAATTCAGCCTGCTCCCCAAAAAAACACGCCGCCTGCGACCAATCCTTAAAAGCATCCATTCACGTAGCCTGAGCTAACAAGCCAAACTCTCAATTCCTAATTCAACAATCTCCTCCATGACCCAGACCCAACAGATGATGAACATGCTCCTCCCCGCAGGCGACCACGTCAGCGCCAAAGACATCGCCGTCGTCAACGGGTTCACACCCGAGACCATCCGGCTCGCCATCAAAAATGGTAAGATCGCTGGCTTCGAGATGAACGCCACGGCCAACCGCAGCGCAGGAGCCATGCAGCGTAAAATGATCCCACGCTACAGCGCAGTGCTCTACCTAGCAGAGACCTACACCGGCGACGTAGAGACCATGCTCTCCGACCTAATGACAGTCACCGACCGGCTACCACCCCACAGCCTACTACAGCTCCAAGCCCACATAGCCAAGCTCCTACGCAACCGCTAACCCCCCAAAAAAATGAAACATGCAAATCACACCAGCCCCACCGCCCAGCGCAAAGCGCTCCGCACTATAGGCCCCAACGGCATCGCCCGCCAATACATCCACTCCGACGCCACCGAGGCCGAGATCGAAGCCGGCAAAGGCCGCATTTACGAAGTCTGCGAGTGGAAAGGCATAGGCATCTACGAAGTCCACGGCCGCAGCAACAAATCCCTTCGCCAGGCATTCGAAGCCGCCGGCATTTACGACACCAACCCACCACGCGGCACCCGCGTCTAAACCCAACAACACACAATGGAAAATATAGCACTCATCCTCCTAGGAGCCATGGCCGGCGCATCCGCCGTCATCATCTACGTAATCGCCAACGAGGCCAAACGCATCCGCACCTACGGCACCGAAGACGAGCCCCGCGACCCACGCGCCGCCCTCTAATTCACAGCAAACCCAAAAACAAAAAGCAATGAACCCAACAAACAAAGACGCGATCCGCGCCAACATAGCGCGCACCCTCAGCGACGTCATCCCCGCCGCCACATCGTCACTCATCGAGACAGCAGCCGCCACAGGCCTCACCACCCGCTGCATCGCACACACGCAGATTCACGGCATCATCGACTTCGCCGATCTCATCAGCCTCTGCCGCGCACTCAAATTCGACCCAGCGAAGCTCATTCCCGAAGATCCCGACGCCGACGGCTCTGAGCACGCCGAAGCAGCCGACGACGCCTGGCACGATCCCCGCACCCAGCTGCCCGACGCCGACATCGCCGTCATCGTCATCACCCTCGACCCCGAATTTGGCAGCATTGATTCATTCCCCGCCCACTGGACCGGCCTACAATGGCTCGACGAAAGCGGCGGAGGTCACGCCCCCGCCGAAGTAGCCGTCTGGCGTCATCTCACACAGACCGAGGCCGACGACCTAGAGCAGCACCCCGAGCTAGGGAACAAGCCCATCGTCGCCGCCAACCCCGAGCAAGAGCAAGTCGCCGAACAATACCCAGCCTGAGCCGTGAAAATCGAGCGCCAAGAGATCCACCGCTGGCGCGAATGCGCCCCCGAGATCCACCAGCACCTCCAAAGCAAACTCACAAACCGCTAAACCATGCCCACGCACATCATACAGATCCTCACCCGCTACAACTCCACCTATCACGCCAAGACAGGTAAAGGAAAAAGCGCCTACAAGGTATCCTGCACAGCAGGCGAGAAAAACGCAGCCGAAGCCCTCCTGGTTAAATATTACGACGGAAAAGGCATCGACACACTCATCGACACCAAGACCCACGAGGGAGACTGGAGGGTCTGGTCCGTCAATTTTGATGCCTCCAAAGCAGCCCCCGCAGCGGACATCACCCCCACCAAAGTGTTGTCAAAATCTGACAACACCCCCACCAAGATCAAGCTCGACACCATCCTCGACACCGAAATCGGCACCCTCCAGATGCGCACCGAAGTCGACAGCGCCCACGTCGATGAGCTCAAAGACTGTCTCGCCGAGCTCCCCCCCATCACACTATTCGCCGACCCACTCACCGGCAAGCATCACATCGGCGACGGCTGGCACCGCTTCCTAGCGCACAAACTCAGCGGAAAAAAAGAGATCGCCGCCCTGGTCCACCCAGGCGGCCCCGCCGAAGCCCTCAAGCACGCCCTAGGAGCCAACGCCGAGCACAACGCCCTCCGTCGCACCAACCGCGACAAGCGCAAAGCCGTGACCATCGCGCTAAAATCCTTCCCCAAAATGAGCCTCCGCGAACTAGGCGACCTCTGCAAAGTCAGCCATCAATTCGTGGCCATAATCAAGAAGGAAGTGTCAACCGTTGACACCAAGCCCACCACCGCCAGCAGCGAAAAACCAGCCCCCAAGCCAGCCCAAACCGACTTTTTCGCCCAGCTCAACGCCAGCTTCAAGCCCGTTGAAGACGGTCTAAAAGAAGTCTTCAGCCACAGTTATTTCCTCAATCCCGACGTGCTCAAAAAGGACAAGCTAGAAGCCATCACCGGCATCGAGCGAAGCCTAAAAGCCAAGCTCCAAGAGGCCAAAGACCTCAAAGCCAAACTAGCCGCCCAAGAAGAGACCGTAGGGGCCGAACTTGCCGCAGGCTCTGAGCCTGTCGAAGCAGTGGAGACCGCCGAGACTCCAGCCCCCGAACTAGCCACCGCCTAAATTTAACTCCACCAAATCCAACCACATAAAGACACCATGGCAAAAATCGACGTAGAAACCCTCAAATTCATCCTCCAACGCAACGAGCCCGAAATCCGCAAGGTCAACAGCATCATGCAAGAGATCGAGATGGAGCTCAAAGCCGAAGAAGAAGAAAAGGCCAACCGCCCACCACCCGTAAAGAAGCAATTCTCGATCATCATCAGCGATCCCGAAGGCGAACTAACAGGCAAAGATCTAACCGGCTGGGTCGTGCAAATCCCAGAAGACGACAGCGTAACCGTTGCCCCCGATCGCATCATTAGCGCCGCCTACGAGTTTAACACCACCCCCAAAGGCCGCCGCATGCCAGTCGAGACAATCGGCGAAGCCTGCGAAGCAGTGCCCGCCAAGCTCCTGAAAGAGCAAAACATCTGGATAAAAACCAAGGTCCCATTCCTAGCAGTCACCTGCCCGAACAAGATCCCCAGAGCCTAAAACCATGCCAGCAATACTAAAAGTAGGGACCAGTCAGTTCTTTTTCACCTCCACACCATGGCCCACCCAGAAATAGCCGACCTAGACCGCACCTGCGAAGCCTGCCCCCACTGCGGCTGCGAAAAGATCCGGGTCGAACATTTCGCCATAGTCAAAGGAGGCAGCGAGATCCACCACTTCGCCCGCTGCCTCCGTTGCTTCGCCCAAGGCCCCATACTCCCCAGCCAGACACACGCCAAAGAAGCCTGGGACCGCCGCGAACTCCCCGACAGCAAACGCCCCACCAAGCCAGCCCCCGCCCCAAGCACCCCCAAGACAACACCCCTGCCCAAAGTCCAGCACACCACAGAGCCCCGCCAAACCGGCCTCTTTTAAAATTCAAAACCAAAAGCCAACCGCATGAGCCAACTCGCCACAGTCCGCAATCAGTCATCCGCCATCAGCCATCCAACTGGCACAGCCAGTTGCGCCATCGACTACATCCGCGTGAGCGGCGAGTCCCACCACTATCACGACCTCAAAAAAGAGCGCGATCGCGTCGACGTCCGCACAAAGCTCCAAGCGATGCTCGACATCGACCGCCTCATCACCGAGCAGCGCATGACCAAAAAGCAAGCCGTCAGCATCACCAGCGCCCGCCTCAAACCCTACCACCCCCGCGGCTACTCAGCCTCCATACTAGGCAACCTCCACACCATCTGGAAAAAAGGCGGCCAAAAGCAAGACGCCCGCGGCCACAAGACCGGCACCATCTACGCCCCCGGCGACTGGAAACTATTCATCCCCAACTACAACAACGGAGCCGACGACTCCGCCCTAAACAACAAACCCTTCGTCGCTCACATCCGCTCACTCTTCGCAGACACCACCCGCCCCGACGCCTCCGGTAACGCAGTGCGCGAACGCCTCCTAGATCAATGGTTCGCTGGCGAACACATACCAGGCTACGGCACCCTTCATCAATTCTGCGCCCGAGCAGGCCGCCCCGTCCCCGAAGGCTACCTAGCCCGAGGCCGACCCGAAAACATCCCAGGAGGGTGGAGCGCAAAAAACATCCACCGCATGCTACCCGACACCGCCACCCGCACATTCCTCCAGCGCGGCGAACACGCCACCCACTCACACTGGGGCGATCAGCTACTACGCGATCGCAGCAACCTAATGCCCATGCAGCTCCTCACATTCGACGACGTCGACTTCGACATCAAAGTCGTCCAGCCCATGGGGCCGGGCCGCCAAGACCAAGTCGTCCGCCCCAAAGCCATCTTCGCACTCGATGTATCCAACGGCATGATCATCGACTTCTTCATCCTCGGCAGCATCCGCCGCACATACGACGGCCAAGAAGGCGGCAAAGCAGGCACCAGCCGCGCATTTAACCACGCAGATATGCGCTGGTTTCTCGCAAAAATCATCGAAGAACAAGGCATCCCCCAAGACTGGCAAATGTCCATCCTCCTCGAAAAAGCAGCCGCCTCCATGAGCAGCGCCGATAAGCACATCTTCGAGCAAGAGCTAGGCATTCGCTTCGACACCACTGGCCACGTCCGCCAAAGGCTTACCAACTCCGGCTTCGTCGAGCACGGCGGCATGCCCTGGCAAAAAGGATGGATCGAAGCCTACTTCCGAGGCTTCCACACCCGCACCAACCACCTGCCCATGACAATCGGCCGCCGTTACGATCTCACCGATGGCCGCATTGGCGGTGCCAACAAAATGGGCAGCCAAGAACATTATCTAGTAGGCCTACTCAAAAAAGCACACGAGCAAAACATCCCCCTCGAAAAGCTCAAATTACCCGCCCTCACCATGGATGAGTTCAGCAGTTTCGTCGCTTACTATGTAAACGTTCTCAATTGGCGGACAAACCATAACCTCCAAGGCTTCGCTGAGATCTCCGAGACTCGCCTCGACGACGGCACCTGGGTCACATTCGAACAAGCCCGCCAAGCAGACCTCATTGAGGACGGCATGCACTTCACCCGACGGATGGAATCCCCCATTGAGTGCTACCGCCGCAAGATAAAGGGGCACCGCATGCACAAGCCACACCCCTACGAACTCGCGCACCTGCGCCTCGACAAAAAGCCCATCACCGTCACCGCCAGCCGCGTCAGCATCACCCGCACCGGGCAAGACCCACTCATCTTCCGCGACGAACAAAGCGCCGAAGCACTCACCCAGTGGAACGGCAAAAAGAAAGCCCTCCTAGGCTTCATCTCAGCCGACGAAAGCTGCATTCACCTCTTCACCAACGACGACGCATTCACCCACATATGCAGTCCCCGCAGAGTAGGCCGCGTTGATATGACAGACCAACACGCCCTCGATGTCCGCATGGGCGAAGTCCATCGCAGTCGCACAAAAACCCGCGACTTCGCCGCCCAAATCGCCGCGCCCCAAGAAGCCCGCCTCTCCGAAATGCGCGAGCACAACCAGGAAATCCTATTAGGAGGGCGGCTGTCCCCAGCCGCCGCCGATATTCAGACCGCCACTGCAAAGCAAGCAGCCGACGACGCCCGCGAAGCACAAATGCGCAACATGCCAGGCGACGAAGTCGAAAGCCTACTTCATGACGAATCCACTACAGAGCAAGAGCCCGATTACGCCGATGCCGAATGGGACAGCTCCGAACTCCTTTAATCCCACCCAAAAACAAACAACATGACAGACACAAACACACCGTCCGACGATCAACCCATCCTCGTCAAATCATCCGGAGGCTCAGCCCGAGTTTCATGGAAAATTAGCCTCGATACGCTACGCAAAAACATCGCCAACCTACGGCCCGAGTCGAAGCAAGCCATCGTCGATGCCTTTCTATATTGCACCAAGGAGAACATCACCCGCGACGATTTTTGCAAACAGCTCGATAAAAACGGCCCATCCGCCAACCTTATCTACAAGATCACCCACGGATCCTACAACCACCCGCAAACAGGCGAGCGGATGGACATTTCCGATAAGCACCTCAAGTCCATTCAAGGTTGGGTCCGCCAAAAACGCGCTCACGCCGCCAAAACCCACAGCGAGTTCGTCGTCACAGCCACTGCAAAAAAGATCAACACAGCCTACGAATTCGCCCGCGAATCACGCACACCAGTCTTCCTTTTCGGCCCCAGTCACATCGGCAAAACCTGGGCACTCGAAAACATCTCCGAGACCAACAACCACGGCCGCTCACCATACTTCCGCATGCGAGCCGCTGGCGGCATTCTAGGCCTCCTCAAACTCCTAGCCAGCGGCCTCGGTGTATCGCCCAACAGCAACCGCGAGCAACTCAAAGAGCGCATATTCAACTCCCTAGATCCCAGTATGGTTCTCATTCTCGACGAGATGCACGAGCTGCTCTTCACCTATCAGAAAAACAGCTTCTTCGCCTGCATCGAGTTCATACGCGAAATCCACGACATTGTCGGCTGCGGAATGGTTCTAAGCTTCACCGACTGGGGGCGGGACAAGATCTACAAAGACAAGCACGCAGAGCTAAACCAATTCTTCCGCAGAGGCGTCCACCGCTTTCAACTCGGCAACCCACTCAAAGCCGACCTAGAGCCCATCCTCAACTATCACGGCCTAGACTTCCCCAGCAAAAGCCTACGCGTCGAAGTTGGCGGCATCGGCGAAACGCCCTATGAAATGCTACGGCAACTCAGCAGAGAAGACGGCCTCAAATCCATCACCGAGCGCATCCGCTACTCAAAGCGACTCGCCACAAAAGCACATCGCGAGACCCCCAACTGGGAGGATCTAGTCCGCGCCCACATTCTCATCAAAAAGAACGCCATCGCCGCAAACGACTGGAACTAAAACAATGCGCAATAATAATAAAATCATGACAACACCAAAAACACCCACCGTCCCCGAAGGCTGCTTGCTCAACTCCAAGGGCCATTTCGTTCCAATGGATCAGATCCCCGAGCGTGATCAACTCTGCGATCAGCTAGTAGTCGGCCGATGCGAAAAAGCAAAAGTCCTATCTACTGCTGTCGGCAAATTCCGCACAGAGTCACTCGACGATATCGCAGCCTTCGTCCAATTAAGCGCCGAAAAATACAAAACTCAAATCGGCGGAAAGAAGGGCAACATCGCCGTCTATAGTTTCGACGGTCGCTACAAGATGACCCGCAAAATCGCCAACTGCATCCAGTTCGACGAGCGACTTCAAGCAGCTAAATCCATCATCGACGAATGCCTCAATGAATGGACGGCAGGAGGCAACCCCCACGCCAGGACTGTGGTTCAAAACGCATTCGAGACAGACGGCAACGGCAACGTCGCCGCTCACAAAATCCTAGATTTGCGCAGCATAAAGATCGACGATCCAAAATGGCAGCGCGCCATGGAAGCCATCGCCGACGCTATCAAGATCGTCGGAACAAAAACCTACATCTGCTACTACGAGCGCGGTGACAACGGCCAATACAACCAAATCACGATCGACCCCAACAAAGTATGAGCCCCGCCCAACACAAAAAGATGCAAGTCCGTTACCTCTGCGTCTTCCGCGATCTCTGCGAGCATTTTGAGCTCAAGCAGACCAAAGACTACCGCAGTCAAATCACCGAGTGGGTGCTAGGCCACAGCAACTCGTCAAACACATTCTCCGGAGCAGAGTTCTCCCGGCTCATCGACACCATGCAAGCATGGATCGCCGGCGACCAGGAACCCGGCCCCCTAAGCAAGAGCGAGCAAAACCACGCCGCCCACGCCGAGAATGCCAACCAACTAATTCACGCAATCTCCGAATTAGCCGATGACGATTACATCCAAGCGATCGCAAACGACCGTCACAACAATCGCCCCTGGCGCACTCTCAGCGCCTTCGAGCTAGGCCGCCTCCGCATGACAATCAAACGCGCCCACCTACGCGCCGCAAAAAAGGGCAAGACCCTCAAATTCAAGAAGCATACAGAGCAGTTTCAAAGCACTTTAAAGCAGCCTGAAACGATCCTTAATAAATAACTAAACCTCTGTCTCAAGGCCCGCCCAAGGCCACAAATCACTAAACCGGCCGGATGGTCGGTTTTTTTGTATCCGCCCCCCGAGATCACCCGCAAGTCGTTGATATTCGGCCTAATTCAGTATAATTCACGATTATTCGTAATCACTAAAGCCTCTGTCTCTGTTCAATTCCGTCCAGACTGCGGTGTTTGAGGCCGTAGGCGACGACCCATTGCACACTGCGGCGCACGGTGTCCCACTTCACGCCGAAGCATTCGGCGGTTTCTTTCCAACTCAGGCGTTTCGCCCAGGTGGCCAGGAAGTGCCGGAACACATTGCACTGGCTGTGCTTGCCGTCGGCCCACGGCACACGCTCGACCTTGACCCCGCACTTCGGGCAATCCACCCGGCGCATAGTGTAGGACAAGGACACCGGGATATTCAGGATCGGTACGAACGCGAACTGCCGAGGCTCGGTCATGTGGTCATAGCCGGAGCCGGGCTTGCCGCAACCCGAGCATACAGGTCTGCTGCCGCGCCGAGGCCGCACCTCGGCGATGATGCGCGGATTACCGGAGCCTCCGACCATCTGGATTTTCGTGTAAACGAAACCCTTGATCTTATGGACTTGGTTCAGTAGGGTCTTGAGCTTGATCAGCGACCTCCGTGTTGGTTGTTTTTGTTCACACCCAAGCACTACTGCGGAGTCGCTGGTCATTAAAGCTTCTTCGCTGGCCGCCACGCGGAAACCGCAGCGGCCCGCTCCGCTCAAGCACAAAGCCAGCATAACTGCGCATCGGGCAAGCCGATGCTACGGCTCTTCGGGCACTTATATAGCTTTCTGCTTGATCTCCGCAAACCGCCACGGTGCTGAACTTTTATCGTTTTGTTTTCAACAAAATCGTTATTTAACTTAGCAACCTACCCACTGATTCTGCGGAAGAGGCATTTTTGTTATTGTTAACATTTGTGTAGAATTGTTTTTTGTTGGAAAAAGGCTTTACATTAGTTCGATATCTGCCGTTAGTGTCCCTGCCCTTTATCTCGCTTTTATGAATTTCTATTATACGTTATGAAAAAACTTACCTTCTGTGCGATCACTGTAGCTTTACTTTTGCCAACGATTTGTAGCGCGGGCGAGTCTAGTAAAGGCACTGTGATTATGATCTCTGGCGTCAGTAGCTGGTTGGTGCTGAGTTCCGGAGTGATGCTTTGGAAAGAAATTAAGCGTAGCCGAGGTTCTAATAAGGAAGATAAATAATTCAACGGAGGAGCTGACTATGACCCCGTTGAAACCATTGCGGCATCGCGCCGCCTTAATCTTCGCTCTGTGTGCTGTATGTGCATGGCCGACTGCCTCATTAATGTCTCAAAGCGTGGCGCCGCTCCCATTTGAGACGGACTTCGAGTCCGAGGAAGGCTACACGCTTGGACCTTGGGAGGCAGATGCTTGGTGGCAGTTTGGAGCAGGCTTGAATGCCAATGTACTGAGTCCGGGAGCCGGGAGTGATCAGGCTGTTGGCTTTAACGGGGGGGAGGCCTTGTGGCTTTCGACAGACTCAGGCAATGCGCCAGTGACTTGGGTCGATTTCTATCTCAAACCTGTCTTTGTCGAGTTGGAAGACCGTCCCGTGGCTTCAGGGGATGGAATGTCGGCAGTCACCGCGTTCCTTAATGTGCTTGGTGCTGGTGAAGTGCAAGCACTTGATGGCGATGGACTGGGTGCTGGTTCGTGGATTGGTAGTCCGGCGCAACTTCCATTAATGGAGGACTCGTCGATGAATTGGGTTCGCCTCACTTATCGCTTGGATTACGCCTCCAAGCGATGGGATTTGTTTGTGGATGGTGACTTAGTGTTGGCGGATCTGGGATTTCTGGACAGCTCATCTACTGAGCTGTCCTTTTTTGCGGCCTACTCGGATGCGACTACAGATACGCTCCTTGATTATTTTTATGCCGGAAATGAAAATCCTTTATATATCGATAGTTCCAATGATGGCTTGCCAGATTCCTGGGTCAGTGCGCAGGGGCTGAGTATATATTCGAGTCAGCGCTACGGTGACGCCGATTTCGATGGTTTGGACAATCTTACCGAGTATCAACTCTCCACTCGCGCGGACTTGGCGGATACGGATGGAGATGGTGTGCATGATGGTGCGGAGCTTAGCCAGTTTGCGGATCCGACGGTTGCGAATGCCTATTCGTTGACGCTACTTCCGTTTGAAGAAGGCTTTGAAAGCCATCCAGAAGGCGTCCTCAGTTCTCTCAATAATTGGTCGATCGCTGGTGACAGCGTGTATGTGCAGTCCGCTGATTTTTACGCCGATGCATTGGCACTGGAGGTCGGTGCGGCTTCGTCGGCAAGCAATCAAATTAATGGAGCCGGGGAGGCCGTGGTCTGGGTTGACTTGTATCTGAAGCCCACCGCAGCGCAGGAGAGTCCGGAATTGAATACTGATTCCAGCGTGGCGTATTACTTTAATTCAGAAGGTCGCCCCGTGGTTTTCGATGGTTCCGGCGGCAACGGTTCTGGCTTCTGGAAGTTGTTGGATGTGGCTAAGTCCGAAGACTGGCGGCGAGTGACCGTTAAGCTAAATTATGCTGCGCAGGCCTATGACTTTTATTTGGATGGGGAACGCTTGGAGGCAGGGCTTGGTTTTGCTCATACGCAACCCTATTTATCCAGGCTGCAGGTCAGTGAAACAACATTTGTGGATGGCATTGTCATGGGCACGGTGGAACCATCTAATCTCGACGACGACCGGGACGGAGTCACCAACGCAGATGAAGCTGCGGCAGGCACCGATCCGCTCGCTTTTGATTCGGACGGAGATGGACTGGCAGACTCTCTTGAGTTGCTATGGGGGCTGGATCCGACGGTGGCCGATGTTACTTTAGCACAGCCAACTGAAGTAGGTCCAGGCGTTCATGTCTGGGTAACAACTTTTGCATCCGCCGAAGGTTATACGGTCGGAGACCTTGATGGGCAGAACGACTGGGACGCTTCGGGAGCCGCCGAAATCACCGCGTTAGAAGAGTCTTCACTTTCTGATAATGCGAGCACAGATGCCATTCTCGAACGAATGGCCGGTATGGGGGAGCATCGCCGCGTTTGGGTCAGCTTTCGCGCTAAGCTGGTCGTCGGTGTTCTGCCGTCGCTGGATGCAAGTTCTGAACCTTTCGCTGGCGCCCTTGGGGCGTCGTCGGCCTCAACGCTGGCGGTATGGGATGATGCTTCGACCGACTGGATGTCAATCGACACCGACGCTGATTTGGTCGACTGGAATGAGTATGCCCTGTATTTTGACTACGTGGACAAGGTTTGGACGCTCTGCCTCAATGGTGTGATAGTCGCTTCCGACCTCCCTTTTAATGACGTAAACTTGAGCACCTTCTCCCGCTTCAAAGCACTCCAGCTTAAAGTGGAAGAAGCCGAGTCGAATTTTGAGTCATCAACCGCTTATTTTGACGGCATCCGCTTCGCCAATACAGAACCCGCCGATATGGATTTCGATGGCGACGGCTTGGTAAATGATGTGGAGCGTCAACTTGGTAGCGATCCTTTACTTGCCGATTCTGACGGTGATGGAATGGACGACCTGTGGGAGCACACCTATGGGCTGAGTATTCTACTGGATGATGCTGGCGTGGATCTAGATGGTGACGGTATGGATAACATCGATGAATATGCCTTCAACCGAGATCCAACTCTTCAGGACATTCAGGGCGTGTCAGGTTATGCCAGTTTGAAGCGCTGGGATGGGGTTCAAGGTGCCTATCTGTCTAATTTAACAAACGACAGTCGTTTTCCTCTAAATCCAGATCACTTTACTTTTCTAGAGTCATTGACAACTGAGTACAGCGCTGACGGCCTATCCACATACGGGCAACGCATAAATGGGACAATTACCGCACCAGTGACTGGTCAATACACTTTCTGGGTGTCGGGGGATGCGCGCGTGGAATTTTGGTTAAGTTCAGATCATACCCCTTTCGGCAAAAAGCTTATTGCCCAATTGAAAGAAGCGACTGGCTTTCAGCAATGGACAGAATATGCCTCGCAAGTTTCCATGTCTGTTGAGCTGCTTGCAGGACAAAGTTATTACTTTGAACTGCTACACACGGAGGGCTCTGGTAAGGATCACGTTTCGGTGGCATGGCAATACCCCGGGCAATCTCGTCTAGTGGTACCAGGGGATTACCTGAGTTCGGCGATCTCTTATGTTAATGATGTAGACGAAGACGGTTTACCTGATGACTGGGAGGTTGCTGTGGGGCTTGATGCATCCAAAGGTTTTGGGACAAGCGGTTACAATGGAGATGCGGACGGAGATGGATTAAAAAACTATCAAGAGCGTGAACATAACACAAATCCAGAAGTTGCTGATACAGATCGTGACGGAGTTCCCGATCTAATAGAAATTGAAACATACTTTGGGAATCCGCTAATAGATGATATCGGGACACGAAAATTATCCCAGAAGCTTTCAATAGCAGATGGTTTTGCGCTGAAAGGTGAATGGGGGGCTGATGCCACAGGAGTTTATTCTGAGTCATCTGGGGGAACGTTTAGACAGCCTGTCAATATACTTGAGTCGGGGCAATATGAATTGGTCATAGCTGCATATCCTAAAAGCCAACACGGCAGAGTTTCATCTGATTACGAAGTGTATATATCAGTTGACGGTCAGCATGTATCAAATGTCCATTTTGATATGTACGACGGTGCCTCCTCAGAACGCACAATGCTACTTCCTTGGCTGGACTCAGGTCAGCACAACATAGACTTGCGCTTTATTAATTTCGATCAGGATCGAAATATTGGATTTTCCAGCTTCTCTCTGTTTTGCAGAGACGGCTTCGATGCCGATGAAAATGGCCGTCCAGACTGGATTGATAACCGCTTACAGCTTAATAATGGTATTGATCCGGATGTGCATGAAAGCTATGTTTCACCCTATTGCCTTGAGGGGCATAGCCGATATCCAAATTTTGTAGCCATAGATGGTTCAGTCGCAGGCGCCGCACCTGGCGATCGATGGTTTGCAAATGTAGAGCTGAGTCCAACTACAAGTGTTGCAGGCCAAGTCTCATTTGAAAACGGTGGGCATGTTGAAGACTTCGAACTGAATTGGTTAGAGACAAATATCATATCGAATAACAATTCCACCTACCGTATTCGGGAGGGTGATTCTCTGCTGCTGAATGCACATCCTGTTGGAGCTTCTCAAGGTAGTATCACAGTACAGCTGTTGGGTGAAGCACCGATTCACGCCAGTGTTGATGCAGCTGTGCCAGTCGTCTTCGACTCTGCTGGGACTTTTTTGATCGATGGAGTTTGGACGGATGGCGCACAAACTGCTTCGGGTCAGGTTTCAGTAGAGGTCGTCCGTGCTGAATTTCAGGAAGCTCCCATTGCGTTGGTGGGAAGCGCTCGTTCTTGGGTGTCAGGTATATCGAGCAATGTTGTTATTGAGTCCGATTCGAGGGGGAACTTCAAGGAAAGCGGTTCTGACTCAGTGACCGGAGAAAGGGCGTTCGAAGTCTCTACGGATATTTTGGCTCCTCGTTATTTTGTATCTCGACTGTCTGTAGGGGGAGCAATCCTCGATTCTCAGCATATTCTAGGTCTCCGTGCTGCGACAACCTCAGCAACTGCCTATAGGCTGGTGGAAATGTATGAGGATGGTACAGGATTGTATGAAGTTTCGGTGGTGCTTACAAACGTTTACCCCACCGTCGAAGCGCACGTCGATATATTTGTTGGCGGTGTCATGTTTGATGACGGGAGTAGGTATAAAGTTTTGAAAGCAGAAGACTTCGATGCGAATGGTGTTGCGAATGTCTATTTTATTCGCCCTGGATCGGCGAGGTCATCGATCTGCCATAGAACGTATATTTACGATTCAAATGTGAAATTAGGGAGACCCGGTGGCTGATCATGAATCACCGTAAAACAGTAAAGTTTCTATCCTTCGGGCTCTTTGGTCTGATCAGCTTATGCGGCGTTATCTTCCTACATTATGACAAGGTGCCTCAGAAGCAAAAGGTGGAAGAGGATTTGGTTGAAGCTGACGAAGCAAGAGAGGAATCTGCTCATTTGAATGTGACGCAGCCTAAGGCAGTTGCCGCAGGCGATGTCAGGCACGTGTTGAGAGAGCCAGTTGGCTATGCTGAGGCAATACAGCCTACCGGTACTCCATCTGTCGAAAAATCGGGCGTCTCTCGATTGATCGATCTCATTACCGGGCTTGGCGATGCTACAATGTCAGAGCGATTTGATGCGGTCATTCGAGTCAAAAATGCAAGGTTGTCCGACGAGGATGCATCTAGACTTCTTAATTACCTCGCTGATCCGTCACGCTACAAGGGAATGAACGATAGCGCGATGTATGCCTATGTTAATGAATTAGTTTCTGTTTTTCACGATCAGGATATTCTCGATGATCGGTATCTCAAGGTCAGCCAAGAGGTCATTTTTAGCTCTGAAGATGAGGTGATCCGGGATTATTTCGTCCAGGGGCTTTCACGCGGGTATGAACGTGCAAACACATCGCAGTCTTCAATGATCAAGGATCTTTTCTGGAAGATTAGCCATGAAAATAACACGAGTCTTGCGGGAACAGCATTGCATGCTTTGAACCGAGCCCGTTTGTATGAAGGTGAAGCCTTTTCCGAAGCAGAATGCGAAAAGCTGGTACTATGTGTTCGCCGGCTTTTTGAGGATCCGGAATCCAGTGAGCGGTCACGTATCCCTGCGATACAAATCGCAGTCGATCTACAAATGCACGAGTTAATGGACCAGATGGAAGTATTGCTTCACTCTGAGGACTCTACCCTCTCCGAGAGAGTGGCTGCACTATCTTCTCTAGCCCGAATGGGCGGCACCACACAGATTCAAACAATGCTTGATTCAGATGAGCCATTACTCGCTCGTGCTGCAGAAAAACTTATTTATAAATAGAATGAAATTATTCATATCGCTCTTTTGCTCATTATTAGCAGTTCCATATTTAAGCATCTTGCACGCTGAAGGTGGCAGTACAAACCCATGCCTGGATCCCGGCACAAATACGGATCCTTGCAAAGTGTGGTCGGAAGACGAGTGTGCTTACGTTTCAAAGAATCTAAATTCATCGAATGCCACTTATACACATCATAGTTATCCGACGATGAACTCAGGTAATGTTTCACCCCCCAGTGGCGGTGTAGTTTGTGACGGCGGACGAATAACTTTTACCGCGTCGGGATTTAGCGATGGTACTGGTTCATGGAGTGACGGCGAATGTACTCAGAATGTGACCTACACAGCTACGATCTCTGGGGATTCGACTAAAACTGTGACGATGGATTTCCCTGCTACGGTGTACGCGGGGAGTTCTTACCCTGTTTCCGTCACGTTCAATTATACTTACGAACACCCCGTTAATGGTACGACCAATGCGTCGCGTACGGTCACGGCATATTACCAACGGAAAGTTGGATGCGGCTTTGACGACGACAGCGGAGACAGCGGTAGCGGCGATAACGGCGGTGGCGATAACGGCGGTGGCGGTAGCGGCGATAACGGCGGTGGCGGTAGCGGCGATAACGGCGATAACGGCGGTGGCGGAGAAGATCCTGATGATGATCTGTCTGATCCTGACCCTGATCCGTATGATCCCTTTGATCCAGATGATCCTGATGGCCTAGATACAGATGGCGACGGTATACCTGACGGCATCGAAGAGCAATACCCATGCCTCGACCCATTGAGTGATGATGCTGGCCTAGATTCTGACGGAGATGGATATACCAACTATCAAGAATTATTGTTTGAGCTAAACCCAATGTTACCGGACGAATGTGGACTAGCTTATCCTCCACATCCTGATGGCTTTTGCGAATCCATACGTAATCCATGTGTTGCATATGAAGGTCCAGACCCGGATCCAGACCCGGAAACAGACCCGGATCCAGACCCCGATGAAGATGGTATTCCTACTACGTTGGAATTGCTGTTTGACTGTATGGATCCCCATCGAGGTGATGCTGGTTACGATTTCGATTTAGACGGAGTGAGTAATTATGAGGAGATTATGATACATAATCTTAATCCGTGTAATCCTGATTACGATGGAGATGGCCTCCCTGATGGGTGGGAAATTGAACACGGTTTTGATCCGATGGACTGGGAAGATCCGCTCACGGATAGCAATCTCGCCGATAATCCTGATGCTGATGCGGATTCGGAAGGACTAATCAATATAAATGAATTCGCGTTTGGTGGTGACCCAAATCTAGCAAATAGTGATTCTGGATTGCTTGTCGATATCGATAGTCTTGTTCCTCTCACCGTGGGTGCTCCTCAAATTATTGTGCCACTCCCGGGCGAGGGGCAGGAAGTTTTCGACGCGGAAAGTGGATATCCATTCTTAGACCCTAAAACATACGACGAAACATTGCCGCTGTTTTTCCTCCCATACCGTGCGCCCAGTGGTGCATATGACTACAATGGGGATGGCATTACTGATGCCACTGACATTGAGCCGCCCGCGAGTGTTGTCGTTCTTGGGGCAGATGGTTTACCTGTCCCTGATCCATCCGTGAACCCCGGATTCTATTACTTCGATCCGGCCACGGCATCGCCTCATGTCTCAACGCTTTACCCTGAAGAATACTATGATGTCCCTCAGCAAACGATGTTGCCTTATGTCTATCCTGAGGGACACACACGTTTGAGTGACCCTCTCGATAATGCTAGAGAGCTGGTCGAGTGGGTTACTTTGAGTCTCGGGGGGCAGCCTGTTTTGGATAGTCAGGGCGCCCCTGTTCAGTTTGAGCGCTTGAAGTTTGTCCCTGGGGTTGGAACCTATGCCCCTGACCCTGTTACGATTGCGCTATTCGAGAACGACGGTGGAATGGATGATTTGTGGGAAGCTTTGGCTGGAATGGATCCCATGTATCCCGAAGATGCGACCCAGCCGGCGCTCGGACGTCTCGGGCTGAATAACATTGCATTATTTGTATTTGAGAGTCAGCTGAGTGCGGATCAGGATGGAGACTTTATTCCCGACTTGCTCGAACAGGGCAGTAATCTAGGTGATTCACCTCCAGGTTTTGGCACGGAAGCGACAATCGTTGATAGTGATGGTGACACGATCCCAGACGGTTATGAGGTCTTTGCTGGGCTGGATCCGACAACTGCAGATGGAGCTGAAGATGACTTGGATCGTGATGGAATAAGCAATGTCGATGAATTCAATCTAGGACTATTGCCATTCTACGGAGATAGTGATTTGGATGGTCTGCCTGATAAGTGGGAGGTCGACAACTCAGTCGATCCGAACAGCGTTATCACTGAAACGCTGTCGGCAACAGATCTGAGTCAGGGAATGACCTTATGGTGGAATTTCGAGCGTATTAGTAGTAGTCGAGATGGTGTCGTATTGGACGACTCGCTTTTTGATGGCACTCGGGTTCCGACAGATGCTCGTCTTCGTGGTAACAACCTCCGCATTGCATATTATGGTTCTCCGGTCTTGACTCAGGGACGGCACGTATCAATTAATAGCCTATCAAATCCGTTCGATGCGGCATACATGCTTGCTCCGGATGCTACTGCGTTAGACCTTGGGCAGTCTGATTTTACTCTGGCATTTTGGTTTCAATGGAGACCGGAAACTGTAAGAGAAATATCTGTTTTAACAAACATGTTTGCAGATGAGCGCCTGGTGTTCTCAAAAGCGGGTGCCTACTCTGCGACGGCACAGTATGTTGGTTTTGGCGGTGAGGTAGAGCTGACCTTTGCTTTCGAAGGAATCGCGGAAAATGTCTCTGTGGTACTGCCGGATTATATATGGTCGCACGTCGGAGTGACCTTTGATGCAACTAGCTCCCAATTAAGCATTTACAATGATGGTGTATTGGTGGAGCAGGTGACTTTGACAACAGGTTCGATCGTAAATTCTCAAGAGCCGCTGATCATAGGTTCCCCCGGCGAAGTGCCGTCACGTTTATTAAATATGTCTCTGGACGATTGGAGGATTTATGACCGAATATTAACTTCGGACGAGTTTTCTCAACTATCCGATCCTGACAGCCTGCTATGGGATCAGAATAAGGATCGCGATGGTGATGGCCTAACCGAACTTATTGAGTTCCGCTATGGCTTTTCGCCATTCGAAGCTAATATTGATACGGATGAGGACGGTATCCTGGATATATTGGAAATTAATGGTTACGTCATTGATGATGATGGCCTGCCGATAGCGCCTTCCCCCAGTCAGTGGCCTGTCTATAAAACGGATCCCCGTTTATGGGATCACGATGGAGACGGCTTGAGCGATCTGGAAGAAATTCAGGGGATTATGAGCGTGGTAAAGCTTACTCATGCGAATGGTGTTCCAGAATCATATAATAGGATAATTACTACTGATCCAGACACTCGTGATTCAGATGGCGATGGGTTGGATGATCGTTTGGAGCGCGAAGTATATTTCACTGACCCGGCGCACGAGGACACTGATAGGGATGGAATTCAGGATGGTTTTGAACTTGCCAATGGACTCAACCCGAATGACTTCAGAGATTCTGAAGGAGAGTTCGTCGGAGATCCTTTGGGTGATCTGGACGGTGATGGGATTAGCAACTTGGAGGAATATCAAGATAATTCCCGTAAGGTTACTGAGAACGAGGAGCGGCTAGAATTATCAAGTTTGGATAGCGATCTCGATGGATTAACGGATTTGGAAGAGGTTGAATTGGGGCTAGACCCTGAAAACGAGGATACCGATGGTGATACTATGTCGGATGCGTTTGAGTTATCTAATAATTTTGACCCCTTGGATAATCTGAATCCAGAAGACGATACGAATCCTGATGACAACGCAGATGCAGATCCAGACTTTGATGGACGCACGAATGCTCAGGAAGAAGCGGATGCAACTAATCCGAATGATCTTGAGAATCGAACCATACAAATCGCTGCTGCCAGAACCATTTCGAAAACGAAGGAGGTGCCTTCTGATGCAACAGACGAAGAGAAAATCGACGAATTCCATCGTCAGACATACCGGGTGTTCTACCCTGAAGGATCTGGTAGCGGTGCTGCCTATGTCGCTGGCGGCGAGGCTTTACAGCCATTTGGCATATTAGAGAAAATGACGCTCTCAGGTCAAACTCCTGATGGGGCGTCAGTTGAGATTCAATTGGGAGCGTCGGCCATCGAAAATAGCTTCACATCGGATGACCTCGGTTCGGAGCTTCCGAAACAATCTTTCGGGCCTGCGCGTAGTGTCGGGAGCTTCCTAGATTCGCTGCAGAGAGATGAAAATGGTTATGTCAGTATAACCGTAGTCTTCGCTTCGACAGCCAATCTCAAAGATGAGGAGGAGGAGGAAGGACCGGATCCCGGGGACGAGACCTCATCCCCGCAAGTTGGCCAGAGCACTGGGAGTTTTGCTGGTGGTTCAGGCGGCGGATATGGAGGGGGCGGGAACTGGTCAGGACTGTATGGGCAAAGGGCAACTCTGGAACCTAGTCCTCAAACTGAGCCAGAGCCTGAAGAAGAGCAAAAGGAACAGTTTAAGGCGAAGGCCAATTCCCGGGTGGTTCTCTATGTGGAGACCGAGAGCCCGTGTGATCAGTCTGGAGGAAGTAGCTCGATTGAGAATTCCAGTGTGGATATTCAAATCGGGTTAGGAGAGTCGATCCGCGGCCTTAACCCTGGGAGCCTTCGGATCAAAGCGGATGTGCCAAGTGCGTCGCTTTATTCACCGGATGAATTACTGTATGTTTGTGATATCGGTTTGGACGTCGATGTCATTCGTGAGGGGGCTGCGATACGGCAAATTCTGACTGAGCAGAAGCTGGTAGATGTCGAGGTAGTCGACGCGCACTCCTACACAATCAGCTTTTACGACGCAGCAGGGATTGAGGAGGCCGATGAGGACACTGGCTTATACACTCCTGATGGCTTGCCAGTTCGTGTCTGGACGATTCAAGACCTCGATTCCGGAACTAATAATTCCTATAAATTGAGTGTTAGTGATTCAAACGGTAGTTCCTCTACGGAATACCTATATACATGGAAGCCGGAGAATCAGGATTGGACTTTGACTAGCGCAGGTCTGAAAGAGGTCGGCCGCAAAGAGCTCGTGTCGGGTAATTTAAGGACGGAAGTCTATTGGGTTTCGACACCCGGTGGGGCAGTGGTTTCAAAAGAGGAAACAGTCTACCAAACTTTCCCTTGGGGTGAAGAGAAAGTTGAGCATACACTGGATCCGGATTCGACCAGCGGAGGGTTGACGACTACTTGGGCTTACTATGACAACCAACTCGTAGACGGGGTGGGCAACTACGGGCGACTCAAGAGTGTCCTGCGCTCTGATGGAGGCTGGTCTGAGTATCAATACGATCAGTCAGGCCGTGTGATTAAACAGACTCAGCCTATTGGGAACGCTATTCTAGGGGCACCCGATACTCTCTGCCGTGTTGTCGCCACTCAGTATCAGGCGACATCACCTCAAGTCACGCGAGTTGAAACAACTTTGGGTGTCGAAACCTCACGCCAGTATACTGTTCGTGATGGTAACACCACATACCAGATTAGTGCAGTTACGCCAGGTGCACCGTGGGATGCTCCTGATAATTTGATAACTGAGACCCAGACTGTCGGTGGTTCAGGTGAATTCCGTGACCGGGTTGCTTTTAGGTTAACGCCTGATGGTCAGATGACGCTCAGTACTTACGAGCGTGACCAGAGCGATGGCTCCTTAACTGTGATTACGGAGACAGGAGTTCCAGATGTAGATTACCTCACAGTTGTTGACGGAGTCCGTCAGACGATAGTCCGAGATGCACTGGGCGAACTAATCAGTCAAACGAGTGTAGATATCGCGACTGATACCACAATCAGCAGTGAAGTCGTCCTTGCCTCCGATGTTTCCGGTAAGCCATCGATTCTTGGCTATGCAGATGGCACCACAGTCCAGCGCACCTACACAGAGCTGGATTGTGGTTGTGGACCAGCCAAATTGAAATCTGAAATTGATCAGCGGGGCATCGAGACAACCTATACATACGATCAGCTTGGGCGCAGAACGTCAGTCACGCGTTTAGGAGTGACGGAGGAATACGTCCACGATGCGAGTGGCCGAGTTGTGCAGAGAAAACGAATCGCAGGTGGCACGACACAGATTATAGAGGAGACCGACTATGATCTGGCTGGTCGTACTACCGAGAGAAGAGCGCTCGGCGCAAATACGGACGGTTCATTGATTCCCAAATCGACTACGTATTCCGTAGCTGCCGAGGGCGGTCGAGTTCTTACGTCAACATATGCCAACGGTGGGACTGAAGTTCGGACAGCCTATCGCGATGGTAGCATTGAGCAAGTTTCAGGGACAGCTGTTAATGCGATGCGCTACGAGAAACGTGTCGAGGGGGATGCATTAGTCACCCGGGCGATTCTCGTGGATGATGGCTCAGACACCCTCGAGTGGGTGGAGACTTGGGATGTGATGGGGCGCACTGAGAAAACGGTTTATCCGGATGGTGCGCAGTCTTTACAGTTCTACGATTCTGCGGGGCGGCTCGAAAAGACAGTCGATCCAGATGGCGTCGTGAATTTATACGCATACAACTCTAAGGGCGAGCGCTACCAGACCGCCGTTGATGTCAATCAGAATGACGAAATTGACGATATTGCAAACACTGCTGACCGTGTCAGTGAGAGAGCTACATTTTTCACAACACGCACTTATGAGGGGGAGACTTACGCTGTCTACCGCTCTGAAAGTTTCCAGTGGACAGAGTCCGGTAGGGTGAGTGTTTCGATCAGTGATCGCACTCCGGATGGTAAACATGTCTGGAACGAGCGCTTTGGCTCGATTGCCTATACATTCACTGAGGATGCGAATACCACTGATGGTGATTGGAAAGTTACCTCCGTAGCTCCCGATGGTAGCTATAACGTGCAAACATATACCGATGGCCGCATGAGCGACACCACGAGCTACGACTCGACCGGCGCTCAGTTGGCATCGACCACCATCCTTTTCGATGCGCTGGGTCGCCAGGAGTATATCACTGACTCCAGAACTGGCACCACGCAGATCACCTATTACGACAACGACGCCGTGGCCTCGCGCATCGCCCCCGACCCCGACGGTGATACGCTAGACACGCAGGGTAGCGTGGTTCAGCACCCAGATGGTGACGGGACACATGATCCTTTGGAAACCACCTTTATCTACGACGACATGGGGCGCCAAACGCAAGTCATCCTTCCCGACGCCACGAGCACTTATACCGAATACAATGCAAAGGGGCAGGTCGTTAAGACCTACGGATCCCAACAAAATCCCGTCGAATACACCTATGACTATGCAGGCCGCCAGAAGACCATGACCACATGGCAGGACTTCGACGTCTCCACCGGCTTTGGCATCTCTGGCGACGCCACCACCACTTGGATCTACGACAACCAGCGCGGTTGGCTGGATCGCAAGGAGTATCCCGCCGTCGCGCCGGATCCTGCATACGGTACCGACTATACCTACACACCGGGCGGTCGCCTCGCATCCCGGACCTGGGCGAGGGGAATCGACACACTATACGCTTATAATAGCGCCGGTGATATCCTCGCTGTCGATTACGACGATGCAGGAGCCACCCCTGACATCCACTACACTTACGCTCGTACTGGTCAGCAAGACGCGGTGAGTGAAGGCCAGTATGCCACCGCCGCCTTCTCCGCAGGCGATATTTTCACACCCTCACTGTCACCTTCGCTCTCCACTTCGGTGCGCAGTATCGACCACGACTACAATGATCGCTTCCAAGTTCAGCTAGAAACGATCACAGGGCTTTTGGCCAATGACAAAGAGCTAGTTCGGACTTATGTGGAGTCGGGTTCAACGGTCGGGCGAAATGCAGGCTACATCTTCGGGGAGCTGCTCGCGACGACGGCCAATCCGCTCGGTGCATCCGATTTTGCCACGACACATTCAGTTGTCGACTACGGCTATGATGCCGCCGGTCGCCTCGAAACCGTCACCGACGGCACCGATACCTTCACCTACGGCTACCTTGCGGACACGCGCAATCTGCTTGAAACCGTCACCGGCCCCGTCCACGATGTCACCTATGCCTACGAACCGGGACGCAATGCTATGACTTTGGTGGACAACCAGTTGCTGGGAGGGACGACTTCTGTGTCGTCCTACGCTTACGCCTATAATGCGCTCGGTCAACGCTCAGAGCGTAGCCAGGGGGGCGATGAGATTGCCAATACCAGTACCGACAGCTTCCATTACGACGGGCTCGGCCAGGTCGATTTCGTGGAGAATGATTACTACACGTCGTCTGATTATGAGCCGGATTACAGTTTCGACATGATCGGCAACCGCACTGGCGACACTGTCGATCTCAATGGTACGACCAGCTACACGCAGGACTTGCTCAACCAGTACACCGCAGTAGGGGCCGCCTCGCCCATATACGATGAGGACGGTAACCTGACTGCAGACGGCACTTGGACTTATACTTGGAACGGCGAAAACCGCCTGGTCAACGCCGATAATGGCTCGATTAGTATTGATTTTGCCTACGACTATCAGGGGCGCCTAGTCGAGAAGGACGACGGCACTGCTGTTGTTGTTTATTTCTACGATAGATGGAACCGAATTGCAGAATATGTGAACGGCAGTCTGTCGTCCACAAACCTATGGGGCATCGACCTTTCGGGCTCTTCGCAGGGAGCTGGCGGTGTCGGTGGCTTGCTCAAGGAGGGCAGCCGCTACCCGACTTATGACGCCAATGGCAACATCGTCCAAAAGCTCAATTCCAGTGGCGGCACTGACATGGCCGTCGTATACGATCCATTTGGGAATATCATTTCAGGCACTTTAGTTGGCGAATACGGCTTCTCCACCAAGCCGATGATCAGTGACATCCAGTGGTATTACTACGGCTTCAGATATTATGATCCCGTGACAGGACGTTGGCCATCGAGAGATCCGATTGGGGAAATTGGTAGCTTAACGTGGTTTGCACGTAGAGCATTTGTAGAGGCGAAGCTTTTGAGTATTAGCAATTCGCTTATTTCTGCTGGGGTGGATGGCGAGCAGTATTCATTAATTATGTCTCGTTTAAAAGAAGGTGGTTTGAAGTGGCTTTCCCGGCCATCAGAAACGCTTTCGGGTAGTGGAATATACAGCTTTGTTTTCAATGACTCAATTAACGGCGTAGATGTTTTGGGGCTAGCTGATTTGAGTGGATTTTCATGTGAGCAGTTAAATGAAACATTAGAAGGCGTGCAGGGAGGCCAAGAACTTGCTGCCGATGTTGCTGAAAGTGGTGAGTATGATGCTGTGAGCGACGCCGTTGACTCAGGTGATGCCGAAGTCGCAACACCTGTTACGGGTTCAAGTGACCCAGTAATTGATGCTTTTGAAAGTGATTGGTCTGATACAGCTGCAGGTCTTGGTATGCATATATTAGGGCAGGCGGCTAATGCAGTGGACGGTTTGTTTTTAGATGAGCCTGGGAACTTTTATAATTATTGGGGAATGATTGAAGTCTGGAGGCACCAACAGTTGATTGACCAAATCGAGGAGGAACTTGAAGGGCGTGGAGAGGACTGCGATTGTTCCAGTGAAGAATAGCGCATCCCAAGCACATAAGCTGGTTGGTGTTCTCTTCGGGATAGAAGTTGTTTTAACGATTCTAGTCGTTTTTTCAGTTCCGATATTGAGTGAGCGGATTAGCAGTCTCTATACGGGAACCAAACCTCTTTTCTTGTCCATGCCTTGGATAATAGTTTTTTATCTTCCGAGTCTATTTTTCGTTGCCGATTCGTTAGTGACGAAGTTTAGCGATGGTAAATTAAATCGATTTTATGTTTTTAGGCACGGTATATATGTTATGCTCATGATTTCAGTCTTTGGCGTTCTTGCTCGTTATATGATGATTACAATTACTGCGATTTGACGCTAGGGAATTACAGGGGGGATTTTTTAGCCGCTTCCCGTATCCGCTAATCAACTACGCAACTCGGCAACAGGCGTCCATTCGCCTCGCGGCTCTCCTTTGTTGCAATCGCCCGTCCCGCCCCCGCCCCGCCTCTGGTCGCCCCCTGGCTATTATGGTCTTAGCCGTTCTCCCCGCCCTAGGGCTCTTATGCCTAGTTTTCCCTTTATCG